TCGCCACGAAACTCCAAGGCAAATACGGTCCACGAGAACGGAAAGTGAAGGGACACCTGTTATGAAAATTGGCTTCTCGGGGACACGACAGGGGATGACAAATGAGCAAGTCCTACAGGTCCACATGCTCTTGGGGGATCTGAAGTCGGTGGGAGCGACCGAGGCCACGCACGGCATGTGCATTGGGGCCGATGCTCAGTTCCACGAGATGGCATCCGCGCTGAAGTACTTCACGATAGGCTGGCCCGGGCTCACGGCCTTCGGGCAGATGAAGCACCGATCCACGGTAGAACCGGATCTGGTGATGCCCGCGAAGCCGTTCCTGATTCGCAACCAAGACATTGTGCGAGAGTCGGACGTGATGATCATCACCCCGGCCCAGACGACGCCTCAGCGAGAGGGCTCGGGGACGTGGGCCACGATTCGCTATACACGGTCGGCACAGAAGCCCCTCATCATTCTGTGGCCAGACGGGACCAGCACCGTCGAACGAGTGCTCGGGGCCACGACGGCAGAAGAATACCGCACGATGATCGCCCTACAGAGGCATCATGTGTGAGTGCGAAGACTGTCAGACGATTCACTACCTGAACGGGGCTCGATCTCCACGCTTGACAAAACTTGTGGTTGTGCTACGATAGGGGAGTCAATTTTCTCAAGGAGTGAGCGTGGACTACCGACTAGACGAACCCTACGATCCGTGGGGTGAACCTGAACCCGAGAGCGATGAGGAGGAGCCTGTGGACGATTTGTATCGGGATGCCGTGGTTGAGGGCGTCAAAGAATACTACCGCCAGACCGGGGAGTACATGGTGACCGTGCCTCCGGTGGAAGCGATGTCCACGCTGGGGGCGAAGGGACGCGGCTATTGGATTGCTCGCTACGCGGCACGGAAGGCCACGGATGCCCTGTTGCTGAAGGCCCGCGAGATCGGCGTCACCGAGGAACAGTGGGAAGCTTTGCGTGTCGTGGCAGCGGATGTGGCGTATGACTGAGATAATCAAGACCGTGCTGAACGTGTTTCTCATCGTCATGACGTTGTACTTCCTGTATAGCGGCTTCGACACCTTGAGAGCCCTGCATCCGGAACTGATGACGCCCATGAGCCAATTAGTGCTCGGGATCATGTCCTTTGGACTCATGCAATCAGCAGGAGGAAAATCATGACCGAACGACACCACCAGCTACCGCCTGAACTGTCTCCGCCTGATCCCGTGATGGAGGCCGAGGCGCTTCGACACGTCGTCACGGAACTGACCGGCAAGATTCAGTTGCTCGTAGAGTGGTTGGACGGTCGGGGCCTGTTAGAGGATCATTGTTTTACCTTTCCAGACGGCGACGTGTGGAAGGCGCAAGACGTGGACGTCAAGATGCTGAGCATCGAGGAAGCCAATGCTCGATTGAGAGCAATTGACAAATCCGACAAAGTGTGAGACAATCGGACCATGAAGAAACTCTGTGAGTGCGGCGGCACCCTCCAACGCTACGAAGGCAAGGACGGGGGTCGTCTGGTGACCTTCCCGATTACTGACCGAGGCTACGCCCTACGGGGCATGGGCACCGAAGTCCGTCGCACGGGCGCGATGCTCGCCTGTAACCGGTGCGAGCACTGTGAGGCCGCATGAGCGTCAGACTCCCCTGCCCCACGAAGTCATTGTCACCAAACTACGATTTGTGCGACGAGTGCGAGCGGACGTTGACTGACGCCGTGGTGGCGTGGATGAGACGCAATCGAGGCGTCGAGGTCCGACCGGAAAACAAGCTGTAAAGGAGTGACAGGTGAAGAAGACTGCGTGGATCGTGATCGTGAGTTTGGTGATGAGCAGTACGCCGACGTGGGCACAGGACGCGCACTACGGGTGTCATCGTCCACAGGACGTGTCGGTCGAACAGTGGAATATGATGGATTCGGTGGAGCAGGCTGTGGCCTGTCAAGCAGAGCGAGCCGTCGTCGAGAAGAATCCGAAGACGCAGAAAATACGAGTGAGGACAGGGGAGACACTGAGCCCGAAGCTCACGGCGACAGGCGCGATTACCGGGTTGATTGGGGCCTTGATGCTCCTTCCCCACGGTGAGCAGTATCACATTCTGGGTGACACGTATTGCGTGAGCACCTATAGCGTGGACTATGGGGGATGCGGCCCGGGCGTCACGGTGGCACAAATCGGTTTGATTGCACTGGGATCGGGCATCCTGATGGCGTATATCGGGACACGACCCAAGACACGGAAGGTCACCGTGTATCCGACGTTGAGCCCCACGACGCTCGGAGCTTCTGCTACGATCCGATGGGGAGGGCACAATGTCAAATGAGAATCTGCGGGAGGTGGTGGTAAAGAATCTGCGGGAGATGGTGGTGAATGCCACGGCACTCGGGTGGACGCTTGGAGAATTCCCAGCCTCTTTCGAACATCGTGACAAGACGTGGACGCAAGAAGAGGTCACCACGGCTGAGAACGGCGAGATTCAGTGTGCGAACTACAAGTCTGGTGAGGAGTGGTTGATCGTCGCGAACGTCTGAATCAGACTGCAATCAATTGCAAGGAGTGCGATGTCGAAACTCAATTTCCTTCAGCGTGCCGAAGAATTGAAGGCTCGATTGGAACAGGTCAAGATCGATCTCCTGCTGTCGGAGTCACCCGAGGAGCAACGTCGTCTCACGGCACTGGCCGCAAGTATCCAGCGAAGTGTGCGGTGGTACACGGCGCGAGTAGGTAGTCAGAACGATATCCATCGTGATCAGGAGGCTAAGTGACCCTCTACGCATGGATCGGAGAAGACGAGCTAGGCTCCGGTCAAATCGGTTTGAAACAGGCACTGGTGCCCGCAGGATATATCCCGTTGGTGTCCCTGAAGCGTGAAAAGATTGACCGGCCTGAAATCATCGGTCAACTGCAAATGCAGGCTAGCTTTTACGGCAAGACCATTCGATTGGTGGCGTTCGAACTACAAGAAGGCACACTGGTGGAGTTGACGCCATGATAGGACCGGGGAAGTACGATGATCTGGCCACCTATGTGCGGGAGACGGCCAAGGCCGAAGGCGTGGTTGTGCTGGTGCTCGGAGTCGAGAAGGGAAATGGGATGTCTGCACAACTGCCTCTGTCGTTAACGCTGTACGTCGTGGCGATGTTACGGCATGTCGCAGACGAAATTGAACAATCAGGTATGAAAAACCCTCTGGCAGGATATGTACCCGCGTGGTATGCTTGGTTTATTGCCGTCTGTGCCTTTGTCGTAGGCTATATGGTCGGCGGAAAATAAGGCAAAGGAGTGCCTATGTTGAAGAAGATCATCAGTTTCGGATTCCGTCATGAAGGGGGTGGACCCAACGTCATCGAAGGCGTGACGGTGATTGATGTCCGTCAAAAATTCAAGAATCCCTACCACGATAAGACGCTCCGCTACATGCGTGGGACGGATCTGGAAGTCCAGAAAGACATCATGAAGACGCCTGACTTTCTTCAGAAGTACTGTGACCTGAAAGAGCGAGTCGAGAAGTCTGGGTCTGAGGTTGTTTATATCGGCTGTACGGGGGGCCATCATCGCAGCGTGTTTCTGGCCGAACGTCTGGGCCGGGAGCTTGGAGTATCTGTCGAGCACCGTGATATCGAAAAGAAGTAGGAGTCTAATCATGAAAGTGACCGTGAGAATACGGTGGACCCCTGAACGGATCGCAGCGCATACGGAGTATCTCATCGAGAACACCCGCAAGGCCCTGAATGATGTACCGATGCACGGGCGGCGGCGACAGCATATCGAGCGCAATCTTCAGAATCTCTACGAATTAGCCACGAAGGGTGTGTGTGTGATCCATACGAATGACCAGATCCTGTTTGTGAGGAAAAAGGTTAAAAAGGGAAACGGCCTAAAAATAGGCCCTTGACAAACCCCCGGCAACCTGTCATACTGGTCTTACGTCAACCGCTCAAGGAGTGAGCCCACACATGATGACCCTGACCGAATCCGTCGCCAAGCTGGAAACCCTGATTCCGAAGCTCACGAAAGCCAATGACGCGAAATTCGCGTCCGACCTGATTCGGTCGTTCAAGAAGTACGGCTCGCTGACCGTCAAGCAAGCGCCGTGGATCGAGAAGCTGATCGCCCGTGCGGAGGCCCCGGTGTTCTCGGCTCTTCTCGCGGCCCCGACAGCGGTCAACGTGGGCGGCTTCGCGGGCGTCGTGGCTCTCTTCGCCAAGGTGACGGTCCTCAAGTTCCCCAAGATTCGCCTGATGATCGACGGGACGAAAGTCATCCTCTCGCTGAACGGCGCGAAGTCGAAGTCCCCCGGGTTCATCTCCATCTCGGGCGAAGGCACCTACCCCAACCGCACGTTCTACGGTCGCGTGAGCCCCGAAGGCACCTTCACCCCCGCGCATGCGGCCTACGGTTCCTTCCTGACGGCTCTGACGGCGCTCCTGACGGAGTTGGCGAGCAACCCTGTGCGAGTCGCCAAGGACCACGGCAAGCTGACGGGGCATTGCTGCTTCTGCGGCAAGAGCGTCGGCTACGGCAAGGAAGACCGGTCGGCGCTGGTGGGCTTCGGCCCCGATTGCGCGGAGCGGTGGGGCTTCAAGACGGAGTGGCTGGCAGCGGCTGAGAAGGCTGAGGCGCAAGCCTCAGTCGCTCCGGTGAAGTCGGAGCCCTTCAGCGAGTACCTGCTGGACACTCCCGTGGTGGACATGACCACAGGCCCCACCCTGACCATCTCCCCGGCTACACACACGACGATCAACGAGTTGGCCGAGTCCTTGGCCAAAGCCACGGGCGCGGTGTCTGTGACGGTTACAGACGGCCCCCTGACGGCTTCCTACGGCCCGAATCCCGGCGACGTGGGTGACCTTGAGCCGGTCGAGTCGAAGCTCATGGAAGACTTTCTGGCCCCGAATACCGACTGGGTAGACGACGGGTCGGAGACGGTCAAAGCCGCCTGCATCTTTTGTGAAGTGGCCTCCGAGGACGTCAAGATGCTCCACGGTCACGCAGTATGCCCCGAGTGCGTCAAGGAATTGGTATCATGAGGGACATGGACAACATCCTCCTCATCGGGGCCAGCGGGGTGCTGGTCCTGATTCTGATGACGGTGTGGACACGCCACAAGCAACGGAATTGGAACAAAACGCCAATGCAGATGCCGGAGCGGTGGATGAAGGAACATCTGTACCGGACGGGGACTCGTGGATCGGAACCGTGGAACTGGCCCTGAAGTAACACAGGTCAATGGAGTGAGCCATGAGACTGGGTGAGGTAGCGCGACTGATTGGGCTCCGTCCGAGCTATTGCTGGCGCAAGCAGCAATGGAAGTCTGAGGGGGCAGCGAAGGCCCATCTACGGGCACTTCTGCGATCTCCGGGGGGCCGGGACAAAGATCGCTTAGTGGTGTACCAGTGTGGGGTGTGTCAGTGGTATCATGTGGGGCATGAACCCGGAGGGTCGGATGGACGGTAAGGCCACAGACTTCATCATTGATGATGGAGAACTGGTGCCGGTCAAAGAGCTTTATGAGATTGAGGACATGGAGATTGGCACCGTGGTCCTTCAGCCCAAAGACCCCGAAGAATTCATGAAGATGATGATGGCCTTGCAGGGACTATCGAGCTTAGTGAGTAGTCAGTGAACAGGTGCAATTGATTGCACGGAGTGACGACAATGTGATAGACAATGAAGTAAGACTAGAAAAAAATGTTGGTATGTGGATATTAAATGGTTTTGGGTAAGGCCCTTGTTGGTCTGTATCGGTGGAGCCTTCGATGGCAATGAAGCTGATAAAGAGTATACAGCAAGGTATCCGGGTTTGTCCCCGGTGTGGAGCCCTAATGCGGGTGGGCTGTGAAGCACGGGATGCACAGAAGTCCTCGCGCTGGCCGCTGTAGGCGAGAGGCCGTGAGCTAGAAAACAGGTCAAGAAAGTAGTTGCGACGACCAAGGGTACGGTGTACTCTTGGTCGTCGTGTGTCTAGGGGAGGCATGATGGCTGACGAGCAACTGTGTTCAGGCTGTGGAGCGGTCGCAGCGAATCATCCGTTTGTGGGAGTGGCCCGGGATGCTGAGTCCGAGTTGATGACGGCGTATCCGATTTGCTATCTGTGTTGGGTTGACCCCGCACACCGACAACATCCGTTGAAGATGCACTTCTTCGAAGCCAAGGACGCCCCAACCGCCGTGAAGGCCGCAGAGGATAACATCCTCGCAGAGAAGCCCAGTGGATCCCAACAGTAAAAACCAGAGATGGTCCCTCTGGGAGTATCGTGTGTATCCAGACGGCACGAAGAAGCCTCCGTTTCAAACCGTCAAAGAGAACTGTGCTCGATTTGGATTGAAAATGTTTGGTGGGGCCTCCGAGATGAACGTCAAAGCCGCCACAGATGAACATGGACGGCTGTACTGGGAAATCAAGATTCGTACGGAAGGGCATCCGGTCCACGAAGGGCCGTACACAGAATATATCCACACCCTGTGGAAGCAATTCCTCCTCAATGGGTTCGGCCCCGCCTCTGAAGTCCGTCCACACGCACGTTTAGAAGCTGGTGATCGGCAGGACGGTACGCCTGCGGATCAGCTAATAATCCTTCCGCAGTTAAAGGTGGATCCCCACCTGTAGAAAAGAGGGTAGCTATACGGCAAACGTTCTGTATCCCAAGGGCAAACAGGCGCTTCTCAATAAGGAACACAACCTCAGCACAGACATCATCAAGGCCACCTTGATCGATGGAGCCGACTACACCTATTCAGCCACCCACAACACGTATGCCGATGCACAAGTGCCAGCGGCAGCGAAGGTAGCTGTCTCTCCTCAATTAACATCCCCCACGATTGTAGACGGGGTGTTCGATACCGCCGATTTCGTATGGACGGCTGTGACCGGCGATGTGTCCGAGAACATCATCCTCTGGAACGACACCCCCACCACCCCCACAGCAGACCCTCTGTTGGCGTTCTACGACACCGGCATGACCGGAATGCCCGTTACTCCGAATACTGGCAACATCAACGTCACCGTGCATGCCAGCGGGTGGTTCGCACTGTAAGTTGCAATTGATTGCAGGGAGTGTCGTGAATGGCGAATGTACTGAAACATACGTTCGTCAGTGCCAAGGGGGATAGCGCCGACGCCTCGTTGGTACAGGCGTCCCATTGGAACGACGGCCATAAATTCACGGGGGGGAGCCACGGCGGGCTCCTGATGCGTGATACCGGCGATTCAGCCTACGGAGCCACATGGGTGGCTCCGGGGACCGTGGTGGGGCAGTTGCTGACGTGGGACGGGTCGGCATGGGTTGCCGCCGTTCTTCTCCCGACGTGGCTCTCCGTCAGTCTGGGGGGCTCAAGAGCCGCCAGTCTGCCCTTGGCCGCAGCAACCTACGATTTGGTCAACGCGGAGCCCGCCTTTACTGTCCCCACCCTCAGTGCAGCCGTGTTGGCCACTGCCCGTATCGTGGCTGACTGCAAAACTGCTGATGCCAGTGTCAGTATCACGCCTCGCCTGATTAATGCCATATCATCCGTCGTCGCGGGCACTGGTGTGGCGTGTACGGCGACTGCTGATGATTACACGGGCACCAATCAGCATCAGACGATTGCGGTCACCTTGGTGGCTGGACAGACTTACAAAGCCCAAGCAATTGTCTCAGCGGGTGTGCATGCCACGTTCTGTACGATCCGTTTGGAGGTCGGCTGATGCCTACCAATGTATTGGTGCTCAACAAAAACAGTTGGGTGGTGACAGGAGTCGATAACCCTGAAGGGAAAGAAGCCGCCCCCGTAGGCAGTATCTATCTCCGAGAAGATGGGACTGCTGGTACGAGTCTCTATGTGAAAGAGACAGGCATGGGGAATACGGGATGGAAAGCTCTTGGCACGGTGACACCAACCGCGCACGCGACGACGCATCAGGACGGTGGCGCTGACGAATTAGCGCTCGATGCCGCGCAACTTACGACAGGGACTTTGCCGTTCGCACGGATGCCCTCGCTGAGCCCGAGTCGCCTTATCGGACGTAATAGTGCGGCCAGTGGTCCCGCTGAGGTCATTGTGCTCGGTTCTGGACTGAGCATGTCGGGGGCGGGGATCTTGACCGCGACTGGCAACGTGACCGGTCCCGGCAGTGCGGTGGTTGATCGCGTGGCGTCGTACTCTGATACGACTGGTAAGGTTATCAAAGACAGTGGAATTCTGGTAACGAATCTCGCAAAGAAAGATGTACAGAACACGTTCACGGCCACACAAGAATTCACGGATCAGGTGACGTTTCGTTCAGCGTATCCCGTGTTCAACTTCGTTGAGACTGACGCACCGACTGATGCGAAGAATTGGCAGTTCACGGTGAACGGTCAGTGGTTTCAACTGCACGCATTGAATGATGCGTGGGGTACGATTGTCTCGCCCCTTCAAATTAATCGTTCGGGTCGTGTGTACGTCGCAGAAGGTCTTGTTGAGCGCGGGCGTCCTGTTGCAATGGGCGAGTGGACCGACGTTCCCTTCGACCCAGCGAATTTCGCCAGCATCAGCGGCGGGATCTACACGGTCACTGAGGCTCCTACTGTTAACCACTATACGTTGATTGGTAAGACGTTGCTATGGAACGTGATCGTCCAAGGGACTATGACCGGAACGGCTGTTCCACATGTCATCCTCTTGATTCCTGCGGGACTTACTGGACGACTTGGTGCCGATGGCTTCGTGCGACCCCACTGTTCCGACTACTCCGGTGGTGTTACTGCAATCGCGCAAGTTTGGTATTCGGGTGCGCCATACATCCTCGTTCAAAAGGTTGGGGGGGACTGGTCTGGCGCGGCCTATATCAACCTCTGCATTCAGTTCGAAATTTTGTAAAGGAAAATGACCCGTAATGCGAGAGCGTCATCCGATCCCAGCCCCTCCGACAGGGCTTCCACTGGATCAACGGGTGTTGCTCTTAGAAAATCGCCTCGCCCAGTTGTGGGATGAAGTCTGGTGGCATCAATTGCCGTGGTATCGACGGTTGGGTTATTGGTTGCAAGGATTCCGCAGTCCGATCACACGCTTCTATATAGCCCACAGCGATTCCACATCTGATCTTGAATTAAAGCTCTGAGGCATTGTGGCAACCATTAAGTGGTATCTCGTCAATGCCGCTGACGCGAATGGATGGCAGCAACTTTCGGAGACTGCTCAAATTCCCACCACATCCAATTCTGGATGGGTGGTGGGCACGGGTGCCACGCTCAATTCTGAATTACAGGCGCTTAACGAACGAGCGTCAACCACTTTTGTCGGTTCGACGGTTCCTGATGGCACGCTCGATACCACTCTCAAGGATGCCTTTCGTACTCCCATCCTGACCGGCACATTTGCATCAGGCAACTGGACGTTTACATTTGCTGTGCAATCTCCCACCCAAGGAGGTGCAGCAGACGGTCAGATCGTTTTTCGTCTTATTAAAGCGAATGCTGACGGCAGTGGTGCGACGGAGATCACAAGCGCACAACAATCAGCGTCGGTCTGCACAAATGTCAGTACGTCCGATGTCAATGGCACGTTGACGTTCAACCCCGGTGCGATCACTTTCACCAGTCAGTATCTGTTTATACAGGTCGCGTGGAAGCGCACGGGTGCTGGTGGCATGACCACCACGAACATTCGTTTGCGTGCAGGCACAGCATCTACAGGCACGACCGTTCTGTCGAGCGATTTCACGCCCGGGAACCAAGCCGTTACGGGTGTGATGATTGCTTCGACCACCGTAGTCCGTGTTCCGATTGTTGTGAATACTCAATTGGTCACGGGTAATACTATTCTTTCGACAGTCCTTCTTTGTGAACCTAGTGTTGCCCTGACGTGGTACCAAAAAATCTATGACCAGTTCATGGGCACGTCGGGTACGGATCTGACGGCGCATGCCCCAGATGCGGGCGGAACGTGGGTCAATGAATTCAATACTGGCACGACGCTTCTGCAAATTGCGGCCAGTGGCACAGGCGCGAGTGCTTCAAATACGGTATCAGGATCAGGAGCGATTTATCACAATACCACGACGTTAGGGCCGACACAGGCCGCACAGGTGGTAGTCCAACAAGGAAACTCAGGGGCAGGTAAGCGTCTTGGTCTATTTTTGCGTCGAACCCCCGGCGCACTCAATTCTTATCTTCTACAGATAGCGGATGGCACGATTGTTCGCATTTACAGACAAACCGGAGGGGCGTTCACCCAACTACAATCGCTGAATTCTACGTTTGTTCCGGGGGATGTTCTTCGGTTTGAGGCGATTGGATCGTCATTGGTTGGCTATAAGAATGGGGTTTCCGTCGTATCAGCAACGGACACCACGTACACGACAGGCATTTCGGGCTTGTACGCTGATGTCGGTACTACGTTGTTGGAAGTGTTCGATTCGTTTAGAGCCTATGATGATGTTGAGCCTCCTCAGCCTTCTTTAGCAACCATCGCTTCGACGGCGGTTCTTTACGCCCCTCTTGTTGGAGATCTCCCTCCTTCGGCTGATATCACCTTAGTTGCTTCTGCAAAAGCTTCGGGCAATGACGGGTCGTTCATTACCGGTCTGAATATGACCGGGGCGGATCTGATTGTCCTGATCGCTGTCCGTTACATTAGCGGCCCCGCCTACAACGTCAGTGACAGTGAGAGTAACACCTACGTTGGTGGCACCATACAAAACAACGATGCAGCAGCCGTTCAGGTCAAGGCGTTTTACGCTTGGAACCCTACGGTCAGTGCGTCGATGAATTTTTCGCACCCCGGCACGGACAACTACTCCACGTTGATTGTGCTGGGATTTGCTGGGGTGGATCGTACCGCAGATCCGCTCATTGCACAGTCGGGGCTGAGCAACTATTCTGGGTCCGATGTGCCCGTAGCGGTGGGCACGATTGCCACACTCGATGCAGGCGATCTGTTGGTGACTGGCCTTGGTCAGTACATCGGCTCTCCACCGTCGTGGGTCAGTGTCACCCTGCCCACCAGTACGATTGCCCAGTCCGACATCGGTGTGGCCGGTACGTCGTTCGGTGCATCAGCCGCCTATCGCGTCAATGCGACGGGCTCAGCGATGACGAGTCTGACGCCGACGTGGACGCCTCAACCGACGTATGGTGCCGCTATCGCAGGCACGGTGTTGACGTTCCGAGCCGCAGTCGGAATACCGATAGAAGGAATTGCTGGGGCGTTCATTGCTTCTGGATTGGTGGTGCGGGCTCCGATTGTGGCGTTAGCCACAGGTGGAGGGGGTGGAGGACAAGTCGAGTATGACTTCAGCACCAAGCCGGATGCGAACCCGCTGCCTGATCCGCCGTGGCAATCAATTAATGGAGCCCTGAAGAATCTCAGTGGGCAATCGACGCCTGTGGCGTTTGGCGGCATTCAAGCCATGCGCTGGAATCCTAGCGTCAATGCGTTTGATCAAGATCAGTTTATTGAAATCAAAATAGGGGCAGGGTCAGCAACCGCAGGGTACAACCAATTTATTTTCCTTCGTGGATCCGGAACGGACTACGCTTCGTTTTATGGGTTGGTGTTGTATTGGGGTGATGGGTGGGGTGGCTCCATCACTATTGGACGTATCGATAGTGGCAACTTTGTTGTTCTGCAAACGACGGGAGCGTCCGTTGCGGTTGGGAACTGGCTGCGATTAGAAGTTGAAGGTACGACGCTCCGTGCGTATAAGAAAGTTGGTGCTGGTGCGTTTACGCAGATTGGCACGGATCAATCGAGTAGTAGTGTTGCCTATACGGGTCAGCCGGGACATGGAGGCCATTACACTGCTTACGATAACGCTGATTATATTCGTCTAGGAAATCTTTCGGTTGAGATTGTCGCGCAGAACATCACGGGCGCGTTGATTGGTTCGACAGCACAACTTTTTGCCCCCACGGTTCCTGTCTATACTGGGAATGCGTTTGAGCCTTCAGCGTTTGGACCGGCTTTTGTTCCACAGATCGATGCGATTGCTCAGGCGTTCATCCCGAGCACGAATCTTCTTTACGCCCACACGGTCACGACAGGACCGGTCACGGTCACAGGAGCGACACGACCCACAACTATCCAGCTATACGCTCCCACGATAGCGTCTGGCCCAGTCACAGTTACCGGAGCCCATCGGCCTAGCACTGTACAGATGTTCGCGGCCTCAATTGGGGTGGGGGCGATCTCAATTGCGACGGGCATTCGTGCCTCGACGGTGCAATTGTTTGCACTGACGGTCGCGGCAGGGGCAATCACGATAGGCGGCAGTACCGTTGCGGCGACAGGAGCCCGGTACGCTCCCACAGTGGCTCCGGGGACTGTCACGGTTCTCCTCCCGACGATAGGAGCCACTTCCCAGACGTTTGCCCCACGGACAGCCCCACACGTTGCCGGAGCGACCATAGGGGTCACGAGCGGAGCTTTTCCCCCGTCTACGGCTCTGAGCGTTACGACAGGCACCAGACCGTTGACCAGTGTGGTCAACGCGCCCAGCCTCACCCCGGGAGTGGCCACGGTCACCGCTAGTCACTGTCCGACCGCAATTGCAGTCTACCCACCCGCAGTTGCGGTGGGGGTAGCAACGATCATCGGAGGGACACGCCCCAGCACGAGCCAAGTCTACGCCCCGTTTGTTATCCCGCTGGTTTCAGGAGCAACGATAGGGAGTAGCAGCGGAGTCTTTCCGCTGTCCGTGGCTCTGAACGTTACTACTGCTACACGAGCGACCACCCAGCAAGTCTTTGCCCCATTCGTGGCTGTAGGAGCCGCCACAGTCACGATGCCCGTGTGGGTGAAAAGTACGCAACTGTTCGATCCTACTGTGTTGTTGGCAGGGGTCTTAGGTGTCCCGAACATTGGTTCGACACTTCAGAGATTTGCGCCCACCATCACTACCGGAGCGATCACGATTGGAGGCCCGACCCGCCCGAGTGCAATCAATTGCAATCCTCCGCTGATTACGACGTTGGCCTCTGTTGGAGGGGTTTATCGGTCTACTACGGCTCAGATATTCCCGCCCGCATTGGTTGGAGCCGGATCGCTCATTACCGGAATAATTAGTTCATCACTTCAGATTTTCGCCCCGTTTATATCGCGTCTGATCAGTGGCATAACGGTAAGCACTACCACCCAAGTCTATCCGCCAAGCGTCAGTCTCCGAGTTATTACGGCAACGATTCCATCTACGTCACAGCGGTTCGCTCCGTCTGTGTCTCCTCTGACGTTCATTACCGGGGTGCGAATTGTCTCGACGGTTCAGGTCTACCCACCTACCGTCACGCTCTTTGTCAGCGGGATCACGATCAGTTCTACCGCGCAATTATTTGCGCCGTCCATCTCGGTCACGGTGCAAGTGGTGCCCGTGGCTTCTACCACGCAGATTTTTGCTCCCGCAATTCGCACAGGGTTCATTGCCGGATTTATTGACTCGACCGATGTTCTCTATCCTCCGACTGTTGAACCCGAGATCGGGATCATCATTGTCGGGGGCATCCAGCCGACTACCCGAGTCTTTCCCCCATCTGTGGGGAGAGTGCTTCCACCCACCACTTGTCTGGTCAGTGGAATCCGGGTGCGTTATCTGGCAGCGAGTGTTACAATTGGCACCGAGATGGCTGTGACATCTGCTAGTCTTCGTGTGACGCAGCTAAGCCTCCCAGTTCACCCGCCGAGCGTGCCGATGCTGGGGTATGACTTGAAAACTCGGGTGTTGGTGACAAGTGATGGCTTGCACGTATGTTGCTTGGAGACGGTTCATGACTAGAGTCACGTTGAAACGAGGTAATGATCAAGTTGTCACGATGCACGGTTTGAAAGCTCTCCAAACCGGACTGTTCCTGAATGAAGCGACGGTCAAAGCTACATTGCACGACAGCAGAAACGTGCCAGTGCCCGCGTTTACCAATGTGCCAATGGTCTATGTTCCGGCCAGCGAAGGGGACTATGAGTGGGTGATTGAATCGGATACGATGATGCTTCATGCGAGCGTCGAGTATTCATTGGTCATCACGGCTGTGCAAGAAGGCTTGAATTATCGGGTGGTGCATCCTGTCTCTATCGTGGATTGATATGGCCAAGAAAAAACTTCTCAAGAAAAAGAAACCACCCTACGCGAGTGTTCTTCGCTTCAAGAAGAAGAAGCCTGTGGGATTTCAAGAGGTTCCCATGGACATTGACAAAATCAACGCCAGCTTGACAGCGGCGAATTCGTAAGGAGTCGTCATGCCTTTGTATGGATCCGCCACGCCCATCACCCAGACGCCCGGGAAGCCTTCGGAGGTGTGGAGCAATGAAACGCTGACGTTGCCTACCCAGTCCAAGAGTCAGGCGATCTACCTGAAGCGCCAAGCGAACATGCCCAATTGTATTTCCGTTGAGGTGCAGTTCTCAGCCTCTCCGGGGGCCTTCCAGATTGACGTCGAAGCCGCAGACACGGATGCCGAAGCTTTCTATGTCAAGACGGGGCCGGGATTGTCCACATTGGGATCAGGGAATGTGTCTCGATTGGAAATCCCCAGCATCGTCGCCAAGTTTGTGCGGTTGAAGATGACGACACGGACCAATGCCGTAGCGGTCACCGCAAAGATTTTCTAATGCTCCGAAGTTCCCTTCAGCAGGACTACGCCGAACGCTTCGTAGTGAAGCGGGAGTACGTCTGGGCGCTGAAGTTTGATCCCACGCAACCACGAGACAAGGCTGGACGGTTTGCGAAAGGTGCCTCCACGGTGGAGACGTGCGAAGCCGGGGAACCGGGCCTGTGCTTCGCCAATGTGAACCGATGGAATGCTCGTCACGGATCCCAGACAGATAAGATTGTTCACGGCAAGGTCACCAATGCCGAAGGCAAGACGTTCGATCATGCGTGGATTGAACGGGCCAATGGCACGGTGGTTGACCCGACGACTGGTGTGATCCTTGCCAAAGAGAAATACTATGCGCTTCTCAACGCTCAACTGGAAGCCTCTTATACCAGCACGGAAGCGATCCGGAACCAGATACGAGCCCGTCATCATGGCCCGTGGACGCGACAAGATCTTGGCCTGAAGTGGGATCCCAGCCAGCCACGAGACAAGCAAGGACGGTGGGCACGAGTCATGGGTCGTATGGCTCATATGAAAGCCATCTACTCAGCCGTCGCCCATAACTACCCCCGTGACACAGGCACGGAGATGGGCAGCATCGAAGCTCATACAGGAGACGTGGGGCGAGAGTGGGAAAAGCAACTGACGGATGAGGAGTTGGCTGGTATCTCCGAACGATTCGGGAGCGATGTAGGCCGATTGATGGAATCAGCCATTCCTCTGCATGACATCGGCAAAGCTGAGGCGATTGAAGAAGGAGGCGGGAAAGAACAGCAACACGAATACACGACACCCATTCTCCAAGACGTGCTACGGAAGGAAGGCTTCAGTGAGAAGGACATAACACTCGCCACGGAGTTGATGAATCATGACCTGATTGGACCTTTGTTCAGAGGCTATGAAGGCTTCAAGGCCAAGGAAGCCGAGGTGGTTGCCAAGCTCCAAGAGAAGGCCAAAAAAGTCGGCATGAACATCGCTGACTTTGTGACTCTGCAACTGGCCTTCTACCAAGCCGATGCCTCAGCCTACCCGTACATTACGCAGTACATGGATCAGGAGCCGTCTGGGAAGTGGACGTTCAGGGGTAATAAGAAGATCGCGGCCATTGAAGCTCTGGTGAGAAAGCGAGAGTACGTCCGAGAACCTTCTGGTACGTCAGAAGGTGGACGATTTGCGAAGGTAGGTGGGTTTCAAGCATCGAACAAAAATACATGGCTGAAACATGAGGGAGGGTGGAATCGATCATCTACTGGTGAACAACCGTATGGATGGGAAGACCTTCCTGAGAGTAGTGATTATGAGCCCCCAGCAATAACCCACCAGATTTTACGGATGAAAAACATTGGACTATGGGGTGGGTCACATAGTGGAAGCAGTGCGATTACCGGAGCCGCAGCCCGTGAGATGGGAATTGAAGGATACCGTGATCTAGGGTGGAAAGAATCAGATCCCATTGCACAACGGATGCTCGAAGAAATTTATAACGATGCCACTGGCTCCGAAGAGCCGTTGTATCATGCGTTTCAAAATGTGTCTTTTACGGATTTCCAGCCGGGAGACACAATGGATTTGCCGTTACTGGCGTCAGCAGGTAAACCAGAGACAGGTTATGCAACTCGTGGGGCACATGAGCATCAAGAAGGGCCTCCAACGGTGTTTGTGTTTCCGAAAGGCACACGGATGGTGGCATATGGGAAGTGGCCTACGGATCCGAAGCAAAGAGGCTATGAAGACGGTAATGCTAAAGAGTTTGGACATGTGTACTCGGAAGCTATCGTGGCAGGACGGTTTCGTGTGGTGAAGACTGAGGTCAAGTATTTTGGTTCGATGCACAGTGACAAACGTGTCGCTGAAGGCACTCCGATCCCACAACTGTATGGTCAAGTGGTGCATCTAGAACCTATTGGTTACTTCAATCCCACTACTGGAAAGTGGGAAGATCATGGCTGATCTCACGGTTGAAATTGGCCAATCACATGCTGAGGCTCCCCACCAGACTGGGTATTCTGTCAAAGAGAAATCCAAGCTGAAAATTGTGCAATCAATTGCACACAAATTTGATGAAGCCAAGCATCCACGGGACAAGGAAGGTCAGTTTGCTCTGTATCATGGCACGTCGGATGAGTTTGCTGAGAAGATTCTGAAAGAGGGTCTGAAGCCGCTCAGTGATATCGATACAGATAGCGGTGTGGTGGCTGGAAAAGCCTTTGCGTCCACCAGTGAGAAAGTGGCGATCAGCTATGCCGCTTTGTCATCTGATGCGTCGGCGGATACAATCACGGTGATTGTGTTTAAGCCAGAGGCGAATCAATACTTCAAACCTGCTGGTAAACGTGTGTTTGGTCCACCCGGATCGTGGCCCCATGCTATCAGCACGGAGATGTCTAGCACAGAGACGGTTCCCCCTGAATTGATTCAGGAGATTCGTCAGTACCGATTAGAGGATGTGTTAGAGGTGCTAGGGCCACGAGGATCGCAACAGAGAATTCCGGGTGCTCCCGGTGCCCCCAAACAACAGTATGCGGATTGGGAATCTCCGTTAGAAGATCTGGATCCGGTGAAGGTGGTGCGGAAGACAGACCGAATTTACGTGGCGATTCCGACGAGAAGTGGCGCGAAGAAATTCGATATCAACCAGCCCCGTGGTCCGAAGGGCACTTCTCAAGGTGGTAGATGGGTCAAGGGCAGTGGAGGCACAGAGCACTGGGTAGGAGAAGGCACACCCACAGAGCCCGTGGTGGGACGTAAATTCACCAGTGAGGAAGGCTATCAGTGGCATGAGAAGGGGCCGGGAGCGAAATGGGCCAAAGAAACGCTGACCTATGAGGACGCTAATGTTCTGAGTAGCTATGCGGGGTTTACCTACCGACAGATCAACGACTTCCGTCGAGGCAAGCCCCCCACAACGGAGGGGCGTATCCGTCCGCTGACGCCCGAAGAGTATGCGAAGGTGCAAGCTGCACCAAGCGGTGAAGCGGTGCAGAAGATGATCCCCCCAGAAGGCCCTGAGTTTCGCTACTCGTGGAGCTTTGAGAACATCCCGAAGGACACGCCGGGTGGACCGGGGTATCTCCAAGCACATTGGGTGGTGAAGGGACCAGTGCCCGATCCAGAACGTCTGGCCGAGGTGACCGAGAAGGCCGACAGGATTGATGACCTGATTGCGAACCGTGGCGTGGTGCTGGATGAGGCGATGGTGGTGGAGCGGGGAGCCTATCTGCCCGGGGTGTCGGCAGAAGATCTCGCGGCATTGGAACAGGAAATCTGGGAAGAAAAAGGATTCACATCCACGATGCTCGGAGATGCAGGCAATCGAGCCCGTAGCTATCCTGCACTTGGGAAGTGGGAGAGTATCTATCACCGATATGGTGGGAAACCCAATTCACTGGTGGATCATCAGGATGAAGTGGGGACAGCCGTGCGATTCTACATCACCCTCCCGAAGGGCACGAAGGTCGCCCCGGTTGAGGCAGCACGACGGGTGAGGCATGATTTTCCCCGGGTGCAAGACCCCTCTGTGTTCGAACATCCGGAGTGGACCGCTGACGGCACAACGAAGCCCGAGGATTACACGATATCAGATTATACACAAAAACCCACCGTGAACGCCAGAGATCTCGACAGCAAGGATTATCGGATGGAAAGCGAGATCCTGTTGGGCAGTGGCGCACGGTTCCGGGTGACGAAGGTCAGGAAGGGCTATACCTACCAGACCGGAGATGCTACACTGAAGCCGGTGGAAGTCTACGAAGTCCATATGGAGTACATTGGCGGCGGAAGTAGTGAAGGAGCACACTGATGGCCCTGAGAATCATCAAAAAGGAAGACGAGAAGCCCGAGGAGCCCAAGCTCCCCGAGGGTGGGGATCGGTTCCTGTGGAACGAGATTCCCCCTCCGGTCAAGAAGCCGTACGCCCAGATCCTGAAAATGGGGGAGAAAAAGACCCCTTGACAAACGGGTGTCGGCCCTGATACAGTGGTGGTTCGTAGCCACACTTTCCACCCGCCAACCGGCGAGGCTAGTTGACAAAGCAGAATCGGTGCGCTACACTTGGAGAGTAAGCAAGTCGCCCAATGGAGTGGAGTCCCAAGATGCAATTCTTTCCCTTCGGAATCGAAAACGAGACAGCGACCGGCTCAGTCGAAGAGTTGGGCGGCAAGGGGGCGGGCCTCCTGTGGCTCTCCAATCAAGGCGTGTCTGTGCCGCCCGGGTTTGTTATTCCGACGTCCGTATGGGCTGAGTACGACAAGAAGCCCAAGAGCACGATGAAGCTCATTGCCAAGGCCCTCCCCGCGTATCTCGCGAAGCTGGAAGCGCACTTCGGCTACATGCCGTTGCTATCCGTTCGGAGCGGGGCTCGCGTGTCCTGCCCGGGCATGATGGACACGATCCTAAACGTGGGGATCGACGGCTCTAACATGCCGGAGTGGGTCAACCGTCTGGGGCCGAAGTGCTTCGCAGACAGTTTCCACCGTCTGGTCACGATGTATGGGTCGGTCGTGGAAGGCATCCGTCGTGAGTCGTTGGAGTCCAGCCTGAAGGTGGCGCTGGACACCTACTCGACTCGCACGGGCAACGAATTTCCGGATGCGAAGGCTCAGTTGCTTGGTGCAATCGAGGCTGTGTTCAAGTCATGGGACAACGAACGTGCCGACATCTACCGCAAGGACTTCGGTTACGACAGAGCGTGGGGAACCGCCTGCACCGTGCAAGCGATGGTGTTCGGCAACCTGAACGACAATTCGGGCTCAGGCGTGCTCTTCACGCGGAACCCGGATACGGGCGGCATGCTGGTGACTGGTGAATTCCTGCCGAACGCGCAAGGCGAAGATATCGTGGCCGGAATTCGGACTCCGAAGCCTCTTGCTGCGATGGCTGAGTGGAATTCGACGGTCCACGATACGTTGCTCAAGACCGTAATCGAGTTGGAAAACCTGAAGAAGGATATGCTAGATATCGAATTCACCGTGCAAGACGGGGTGCTCTACCTCCTGCAAGTGCGGAGTGGCAAGCGGAGCGCCCCAGCGGCAGTCAAGATTGCCGTGGATATGGAGAAGCAAGGGCTGATTGATGCGAAGACGGCGGTGAGTCGCGTATCGGCCAGACAGTTCGATCTCGCGCAACTGGCGTCGATTGACCCCAAGTTTACGAAGCCCGCGTCCTTCACGGGCATCCCGGGATGCTCGGGAATCGTGTCGGGCAAGCCGGTCTTCAGCAAGGAAGATGCAATCAATTGCAAGGAGCCCTGCATCCTCGTGACGCACGAAACGACTCCCGAAGATATCGCGGGCATGAAGAAGGCCAAGGGCATCATCACGATGGTGGGGGGCATGACCAGTCATGCGGCAGTCGTGGCCCGAGGGATGGATCGAGCCTGTGTCGTGGGTGTCGGAGCCACGCTGGAATCCTTCAAGGATGCGGACGTGGTGACGCTCGACGGTGCCACGGGGCGGATCTGGATGGAAGCGGTGCCGATTGTAAGCGGCCAAACCAACGGCGTGATCAAGGATTTCAACGCACTGGTGACCCAGACGTTGGGGGTTGTGCCGATTATCTTCGACGTGCCTACGACTCCGATGCCGGAAGCTCTCCTGTATCTCGGGGACACGATGATGAATCCCGAGGAAGCGGCGAAGAAGGTATTGCTGACGCTTACCTACGTGAGCAAGCTGTATCTGGATCTGGTGCCCAGCGCAGAAGAGGCCCGGTTCCTGAGTCTCGTGGACGCTTTCTCGCCTATCGAACGGCTACTCAACCTGCTGCATGCGGCCCTGCCAAAGGAGCATGATCTGTTCAGCCGACTCGTGGTGATTTCCGAGTCGAAGTACCATCTCTCGTTCGCTCGGATTACGCCGGGGGCGGATCTCCGGTCGCTGGTGCTGTCGGACAAGGAACTGATTCTCGACGGGGTGGATCTGACGGACCCCGCAATTTCCCGAGTGTTGTCGTGGAAGCAAGCCGAAGGGGCCTCCGTGGTGTCCATCGGCACCTACGTGCCGCAAGCGAAGTCCATGCTGTCTATCCCGATGGCGTTGCAAGTCCTGAAGGGAGTGTCGTAACATGGCTCTATCAATCGGTGTGGGGGTTGGCAGTCGAATCGATATCGGCGGGCATCTCCTTCAAGTCAAGGCTCTGGTGGCCCCGAACATTGTGGTCGTGACCATTGACCAAGGCCAAGAGATTATGGTGAGTGAAGAGAAGGCTGTGGAGCTTTTGCCGAACGTGAAGGTGCAAACGGGTGTGGGGGGCAATCGACTGGCCTTCCACGCGCCCAAGTCCATTCGAATCTCTCGTGTCGAACATCCGAAAGGAGAGCGACGGTAATCATGCAGATCTCCGCGAAAGTCCTCCGTGTCTTGGAGGCCGAACAGATCTCTGCCGATGAATTGTATCGGATTCTGGATGAAGTGGCGTTCACGTCGATCCGAGGATGTAACCGTCGATACTCGCAGTGGTTGTTCGTGATCAAGGATGATGTCCTGTTGGATATGCAGTACTTCGATCTCGTGGAGATCGGACGAGGCTCCACCCGGATGCTGGAAGAACACGATGACTGTGACGGCGAGGGGTGCAAGGCGTGTGGTTGGGCGGGGCAAGTGTCCCGGGCGATTGAAGACACAACGGCATCGGCTCTGAATCTCTCCGCGTGACAAATCGCGGTGTTGGTGGTATACTGAAGTCCGTTCATTTCTCAAGGAGTGAGGTTCCTACATGGCTCTCGGCACGTTGAAGATCGCGTTGAATCGGTGGCAGTATTTCGTGGTGACGGGGGGTCCGTTTGCGGAGTGCCCGAAGACCATGCAAGGGGTCAAGATGGCCAAGGAGATCAAGGCGGCATGCGCCGTCGATATCCCCACGGTGGACTTTCAGACCCCAGACCGGAAAACCCTCTACAGGGGCCTCAGCAAGGCGCTGGACCTGATTCTGGCCGGGGAACCTGTCTACGTGGGCTGCATGGGCGGCAAGGGGCGTACAGGGCTGTTTCTGGCGGTTCTGGCGAAGTCCTTCGGCATCAAGAAGCCGGTGGAGTTTGTGCGAGCGAACTACTACTCCCACGCTGTGGAGACGCCCGAACAGTACCTCTACGTCAAGCGGTTCACGATCACCCCTCCCCTACGGCGGAAGGTCAAGCGAGCCCGCAGGATGGCGTGGTTGCGGTTCTGGAAGACGAACCTGACGCGGATGCCTCTGAGCCTGAAGAACGGGCAGACGACGGTTCTCAAGCAGAAGGCGTCTGGCGACTACAGCGTTTGACAAATTCCTGACTGTCGTGGTAGACTGGTTCTGTTAGTCAATCAAGGAGTGATTGAGTCTCATGAAGCACCGTCCGAAGAACACACTGGCTTACTTCAACGCGGCATATCAAGCTCGCACGCATGACTTCTCGGCTCTGCCGACTGGCGTGTTCGCGGATGCCACGTTGAAGTACAAGACGAAAATAGGCGACGGATACGAGTCGCCTGAAAACGATGCGGTGTTGTTCTACACGCTGAACCACTGCGCGAGTATCGTCCGAGGGCTCTTCACGGTGAATGAGCCCTTGCCGGAGTGGGCGCAAACCATCATGACGAACTACACGGACGTGTGCATGACGCAAGGTGAGCGGATGCTGCATTACATCCTCTGCATCACCGTGCGTGAAATGCGCCACCTGAAGTCGCACGGTGCGCCGTCCCCGATGTTCTGGACGAAGGTCGAAGATGAATTCGGACCTGAAATGCGGGTATTCCTGAACGCGATTACCTCTCAGGGTGGCGAAGAAACGGCCATGCACAAGTACATGCATGCGCCCCCCATGGTTCCGATTGTGACCTACATGAAGGCCCTGTCGTACGGGTTCCACAAGGCTGACGGGTGGTGTGGCGAAGTCGAGAGCTATGGCGGGCCGAAGTGGGGCCATGTGACGGATGCGGCGACAGCGATGCTTACGGGCGTCACCTCGATGGAGATGTTGGTTGACACGGGCTATACGCTGGCACACAACGGTGGACCCATCTTCAACAAGACTGAGGTGAAGATCTACGCGAACCAAAATGCATCAGCCTTGATGACGGTACTCGACGTGCAACGGTCTGGTCAGATGTTGGACCTGATGTTGGAGTCCAATACGATGCACGTCAAGAAGACGCCCGAGGCGATTGCCGCTGTGGAGTTGATCAAGACGCATTGCCCGCTGGATGCCAACGGCAACCCCACGATCAAGGGCCATGTGGACTGGCAACTGGTAAGCGATTTGCGGCCCGAGAAAGAGAAGAAGGACAATCCGTCGAAGTACGTGAAGGCGGCGGTGAAGTCGAAGGCGACGGTGAAGAAGGCCGTTCCGGTGACGCCTCCTCCCCCTCCGACACCCACGCTGACCCACGTCCACGGCAAGAAGGTCAAGGTGACTGGTTCGTGGCAAGTGTATCCGAATCAAACGGTTACCACCTATGAAAGGTTGGAAAAGTAATGGCGACGTGGGATAGCAAGATGGAAGGTGCCTTCAAGGGCACCAACCTCGCCGTCAGGTGTTACGAGTCACACCCGGTGCTGAAGGTGGGCAAGGGCAAGCTCTACGGAGGAGCGGCCTTCAGCCCGGTGAAGAGTGATCTGGACGTCTACGTGGTCCTTCAGAAGGGGGACATGGGCGGGCGGCAGTCGGATCCGTGGGAGAAGCAAGCCCGAGTCGAGGTGCAGTACAGCATCAACGATATGGGTGTCCCCTCAAACGTGTCACGGTTTAAGAAGATGGTGACGTGGTTGTGCAGTCAATTGCAGGATGGCAAGTCCGTCCACGTCGGCTGTATCGGTGGGCACGGTCGGACAGGCACGGTGCTCTCTGCGATTGTGGCTGAGGCACTGGGCGAGACGGATGCGATACAATACGTCCGGAAGCACTACTGCAAGAGAGCCGTCGAGTCGCGAGAGCAAGTCCAGTTCCTGATGAAGCACTACCATGTCACCACGGTGACTCCTACGAAGTCCGGTGGGGTGCTCAAGATGACGTCCAGCAAGCCGTCAGATGACACGCACACGTTTGACTTCTATCCCCCGAGGGGAACGGCCAAGGCCAAGGAGAAGCCCCGCAGAACGCTTCTGGACGGCTTCACGAAGGCCACGAAGACCTTCGAACCGATGGCATCCAGCCGGAGCCTCTGGAAGGGCAAGAAGAAGTAATGTTTTGACAAACCGGGGGCAGTGTGCTACACTGTCTCTAGTTCAGTTTCGCTCAAGGAGTGGGCAGCATGGCATTCACGGTAAGCACAGACGCTCAGTTGGTCTTTTTTAGCACGGTGTTCGGGCCGATCCATCCCATCACCGAAAAGGTCAAGGCCCTTCTGGGGACAGGGGTGACGTTCGAAGTGTCCCTGTATGGCGTGCGGGCATACGTCGGCGGCAAGTCCATTTCGCATGTCAAGCTGACGTGCGGAACGACGTCGTTGATGAAGCACATGGGGGACGTCAACGTGGTCGCCTCCAACAAGGTGCTCATCTACGACTGGATCAACAAGATTCATGCGGATCACGGCTCGCCGGTTGCTACGGCAAAGACACCCATCACGAAGGCCACAACGGCGATGTATGTGTTGCTGACGGGCTTTGCGGGTCTGGAAAAAAAGATCCCTGTCATCAAGGCGGTGATGACAGCGACGGCGATGAAGTTGAAGGACGCGAAGCAAACCGTTGAAGCGTCGTTGCATGCTCCGGTGAACCTCGGTACCTTCCCCGCAGGGGACGCCAAGACGGTGGCTGACAGCCTGTCGGCGGCGGGTGCCTACGTCAAGTTGGAGCCCGCTGGGAGCCCCACAGGGGCGTCTTGGGGATCGGATACCTTCTCTGCTACACCCGTGGACGCGGTGATTGACCTGAAGAACGCCAAGGCCGTAGGACAGAAGGTTCACGGCACGAGCCCGGGGAGCGTTTACTACACGGTGGCACTGACGGATCATGTGAAGCTCGCCGCACGGCTCTACAAGACGGGTTCGATTTCCATCCGTGCGGAGTGGACGGACAACCCGACAGCGGAACTGAAGAAGCTGGAAGATTCCGGCCTCCAACTGAAGATGGGTCAAAGCTACGGCTCGATTCACTTCGAAGCCGCAGGCGTCCCGGTGGAGCGTGTGGTGGGGGCCTTCCTGTTCGGCACGGGCATCGCGTGGAAGGCCACGGTGATGACGGGCACGAACCTGATCATCGCGGAGAAGGCGTAATGACGCACCGTGATACGCTCAAGGCTGAGTCGCCCGCAGGGATTGAAGAGTTGAAATACCTGCAATCAATTGCACTGGGGGACATTCGCAAGAATGTCCTTTTCCCTGCTATCCCTTTGGACGTGGAGTGGGTCTGTACAGGCCGGAGCGATAGCCACTGGGAATTCGTGGGATTGTTTTGTGGCCAACCGATCTGTCAGGGTGTGGTCATCACCAAGGATGAAGAGAAGTTGACGCTCTCTGTGAAGTCGGTGAAGGAGCCGTCATGAACCTCCCGTATTTTGCCGCCGACACACTGGGCGTGACGCTGCATCTCGTCAAGGGCCGTCTGGTGGCCTCCGAGATGCACCCGCTATTCATGGGACCGTGGCGAGTGGACCAGCGGATTGACGTCGAGTCCGACGTCATGAGCACGACCGAGCTAGGGTTCTGGGTGACCATTGAACGGACGCTCCGGCTGTATGTGGTTATCCGTGAGAAGGAGAATTTCTTGTTTGTCCTGCACATGACCACGTTGAAAGAGTGCGGACAGAAGACCGGGTTTGCCGGGACCACGGTCAAGGATCGGATGCTGGAATTCGCCCCGGCGATCAAGGGTATCTTCCGTTACGAAGCCGAAAAGTGGACGAAAGTGGAGTATGATGGGTCATCCGCGAAGGAGTAAGCATGCTTCTCACCGTGTGGTCGAAGACCCCTTCGGCCAAGGTGTTCCACCACCTGTCTCAGGTGTTACGTCCGGTCCCCGAAGTGTCTGTGAAGGTGGTGAACGATTACACCGTGCCGGAAGGTACCACGACCATCCTCGCACTGGGTACTGATGCACTGAAGAAGCTCCAAGAAGAAAAACTGATCGCGAAGAATCGCACCACCACGTCCTACCGGACTCGTCCCCAGATGCGAGGTGGAATACCGGTGCTGGTGTCGTACAGTCCCGAGATCGGGGAAATTGACCACGGCTACTACGTGGACCTGTTGACAGATGTCACACTGGCCCTCCGCTACTGTCTGACGGGCAAGTGGACTCCGGTGTACGGCCAGTATCGTTATGTCCAAGACTTCTCCGACCTCTGCACAGCTATCGAGCGACAACACACAGCCACGGGGCAACCCGTGGATCTGTCGAAAGACTTGGAAACGCTGGGGCTCGATCCGTATGCGGAACCGGTGTTCAATCCGCCGTTCCCCGGAGCCTACATTGTCTCGATGCAAGCCACCCATCAGAAAGGCCAAGCGGACGTCGTTCGGTTCATAGATCGGATGCACGAGAGCCAGAGACTTTCTGATCCGGCCTTCCGTGAGCAGGTTGAATTCTTGTTGCGGTGTCCCTACATCCGTCTGAAAGGAGCCAACTTCAAGTATGACCTTCACTGGCTGTGGAAGCGCGGTGCATTCAATTGCACCAACTTTGTGTTTGACACGACCATTGTGGGCAGCTTGCTGGACGAGAATCGAAGCAATGCCTTGGACGTGCATACAAAAATCTACGTCCCCGCCCTTGCCGGATACTGCGTGACGCCAGAAACTCGGCTCCTGACAGCCGACATGCAATGGGTGAAGGCCGAAGAAATTCAGGTGAACGACGAACTGGTGGGGTTCGAAGAAGAATCGCAGTTCAAGCGCCGAAGGCAGCTTGACGTGGCGAAAGTGACTGCCATTCAAGCATTGGAGAAGCGGTGCTATCGTTTGACGATGAAGTCAGGTCGCTCGTTGACGGTGAGTGACAACCACCAGTTTTTGCATGTTCGTGATGTTTACGGCGGCAAGATTGAGTGGATTCAGACAGAAGAAATTGCCGTGGGGATGCGGTTGAAGACGTTTCCTATGCGACAGTTCGATGAGAGTTTTGATTCAGGGTGGATGTCGGGGATTTTGGATGGTGAAGGGTGGGGGTCACGTTCGAAGACTCCGACCGGGACCAGCTACAAGATTGGGTGGGCACAGAAGAAGGGGAAGGTGCTCACGAGGAGCCTCACGCTGGCTGCACATTGGGGGCTGAAGTTCTCAGCGGGTAGTCAGGAAATCAAAACTCCGTCCGTGACGCTGTTTAGTTGGGACGGATTTGAGTTGTTGCAGTTGACACGTCCCGTGCGATTGGTGTCGCAACGCAAGTGGGTGAAGACGCCACTTCCGACACGAAATCGTGATGACGAGGACGTGGTGGTGAGCAAGGAGTTGGTGGGCAAGCAGGAAGTACTAGCCATCACAACCACCACGCACACGTTTATTGCAGAGGGAATGTGTTCGCACAACTCCGACCAGTTTGATCGGGAAGTCGATAAGAGCCGGATGGATCGCGTTCCACCAGATCAACTACTGCCCTACGCGGGTGGCGACGTGGATGCCGATCTCCAAGTAGCCGAGGCGATGAAGCAGGAGCTATTGCAGGACACACGGTTGACCAGTTTCTACGTCAACATCCTGCACCCAGCCGCCCGAGCCTTTGAACAGATTGAGCAGGGGGGCATTTTGGTGGACATGGATGCCTATCAGGAGTTGAAGCTGGACCTAGAGAAGGAGCACGCCCGTCTGGTGCAAGAAGCCAGCAAGATTATGGGCGGGCGTATCGTCATCAAGCACGGCTACGCCAGCCTCACCCAAGGTCGCCCCGAGGCCATGAACCTCACCAAGGCATCGATGCTGGTGGACTTCATGTTCAGTCCGATGGGCCTCAACCTGAAGCCCAAGATGTTCACGCCAAAGCCAGATAAGGACGGCATTCAGCGTCCGAGCACGGCGATGGAGCATCTGGAAATGTTTGCGGATGATCCCAAGGCCAAGGACTTCATTCAGATTATCAAGACCGATAGCAGCGTGATGAAGACCTACAACACGTATGTGATCGGGTTCTTGGAGCATCTACGGTCAGACGGACGGTTGCATCCTACCTATTACCTCTTTGTCGGGAACCAAGAGGAAGGTGAAGGGGGTGCTCGTACTGGTCGTCTCTCGTGCAAGGCCCCTGCATTTCAGACGGTACCCAAACATACGACGTGGGCGCAGCGTATACGACGGTGCTTCCCAGCCCCTCCGGGGTACGTGGTGGTGGAGCGAGACTACGGACAGGGCGAGCTACGGGTGATTGCCTGTATTGCCAATGAAACGGGCATGATCAACGTGTTCAAATCGGGCCGGGACATTCATGCGGATACAGCGGCTCCATTTGCAGGCTACACGTATGAGAGCCTGATGGCGTTAGAGAAGACCGATTACCACACTTTCGAAGAGACACGGCAGTTAGGCAAGGCAGGTAACTTCGGTCTGGTGTTCGGGATGTATGAAGATGGCTTCGTGGCCTATGCCCGGTCGAACTACGGAGTAGAGTTGACGTGGGATGAAGCCCATACTTTTCGCACAGGGTTCTTCAAGAAGTACCCCCGGCTGATTGATTACCACAAATCGTCGGTCCAGTTTGCGAAGCTCCACAAACACGTCAGGACTCCTCTGGGGCGCATCCGGCATCTCCCCCTCATCAAGAGCCCGAACCGTGATGTGGCGTCCAAGGCCGAGCGTCAGGCCATCAATAGCCCCGTACAGGGCTGTCTGACGGACATGGGGCTCTGGACCATTGCCTTGGAGCACAGGAGCGGCCTAGCGGCCACAGCCCCGTGTTGGGGGGCCTGTCATGATTCCATCCTGAATTATGTCCCTGAAGACAAGGTAGACGTCTTGGTGCCCCAAATGCTGGACCAGATGGAGCAGCTACCCTTCCACAAGGTGGGGTGGTCCCCACAACTGACCTTCGTGGCGGATGCGAAGGTGGGTAAGAACTGGGGCGAGTTGAAAAAGTTCAAAAGACCGCTTGACAAATAGTTCAACCTGAAGATATGATGCCGTAGTCAATGGAGTGCCGATGACTGTCCACCCCACGGGTACGTGTTTTGATGACGTGTTAGACCAGCAAGATCATGTCTATCGAACGAATCATGCACTAGCGATGCGACAATCCATTGTGCATGGGATCTGTCTCATTCCTGAAGGGCAGCTAGAGCAGGGGAAACCCTATGCTCATGCATGGGTGGAAGATGATATCGAAGACCGTGTGTATCAGTCGGGACTCCTGAACGGTACGAAGATTTGGTGGGGTATTGACCGAGCCGAGTATTATCAACTGATGCGTGTGCAAAAGTTTACGGTCTATACGTTCCATGAAGCCTTGTGGTTGAACTACCAGACGAATCATTTTGGTCCGTGGGTGCCGGAGTATATTGCTCTGTGCCGAGAGAGAACAGAACCATGCCATACTACGACACGATTGAAGACGATCTGAGACGGGCGAAGGCTATTTTGGCCGAGGGGAAGGGCGAGCCGGTGCAGTTACCGCCGGGGACTGACGGCCCCTTGTGGACAAGCGGCACGATCTACGGCAAGGACATCTACGCGGCCTACAAACTGCTAGAGAGCTTCGTCACGGAGATCGAACGGCTTCAGCAGATTGAACAGCGAGTACAGAAGCTGAATGTGCTGTTAGATACGGTGAAGGATGCTCTTCCGGATATGTTTCTGGAAGCACGAGTGTCCAGTCTGGCAGAAGAAGTGGAATTGAACCAGAAACAAAATCGCCTCCAAGCCGCTGTGGATGATGTCTCATGAGCCAGCAGACTATTCAATACGCTCATACTGGTCGGTTGACACTCGGTAATCCTCCGAAGACCCAGACCGTTCAGTACGCGCATACAAGACGGTTGATCCTGCCTGCAATCAAGTGCAAGGAGAACGCCCGTGTGGAAGATCCGAAGCCTGAAAGAGGTTGATCTTCGGGGCCAGCCCAAATACTGGTCGGAGGAATTTGGGTGGACGTGGAAAGATATGTCCGGCAGTTACACTGATGCTCAGAAAGACGTGTTCCTGTTACCTTTTGGTGGGGTGTGGGAGGAGCAATGAAAATTGAGCGACAGTTTGAATCCAAGAACTATGTCGTCAAGATCTCGGTGGAATCGAAGAACGTCCATGGACACTCGACACTCACCAATCATGCCGAGCCCACACGACGGACGTTGACCGAAGCCGCGAGAATGTATGGCGAGATTCATGAAGACTTGTTTACCCAGCAATGGGGAGGAGAGAAGAGGGATGAAGCGAAAGGAAAAAACCTCACGGGTGCCACGGAAGCCGAAGCGTGAGCCGATAGAGTATGTGGAGCGGGTGGAGCCCTACGGGACGACACCGTGGCCGAACGACGTAGATCCTGTGGTAGAGTAGAGATTCGGTATTCTCAAGGAGGAGAGATGGACGACGAACAGTTGGAACCGATTCAACGATTGAATCGTGATTTGAAGAAGGCCGCAGCCACGCTGACGGCGACGGAAGCCCGGTTTCTCGTGGACGCCTATTACATCATGCAGCGGGACCGCATTCGGGCGGATCATCAGGGGCGTACGCTGGCAGAGGCCGGAGAACCCAATGCCTTGTTGGGGTGGTTCTCGGAGAACACGGCGACGTTGGAGCGCAACATCAAGAGTGCTCTTGGGACGTACAGCAAGAGTCACCCGGTGGGGAAGTGGGCGGAATCCATCGTAGGCATCGGCCCGGTCATCTCAGCCGGTCTGTTGGCGCATATCGACATGGAGCCGTGGCGCTGTCAACAGGTGAAGGTCGGATCCCCGTTCTACGATGCCAAGGTGAAGAAGGCATGCACGGAGAAGGAGCCTCATGGCCCTGAGTGCCAGCGGCAGCAGATTGCTACGGTGGGCCACATCTGGCGGTTTGCAGGACTCGATCCCACGGTGCAGTGGAAGGAAGGCCAGAAGCGCCCGTGGAACGGAGCCCTGAAGCGTCTGTGCTGGATCATCGGGGAGAGCTTCACCAAGCAGCAGTCCCACAAGGATGATTTCTACGGCAAGCTCTATGTGGCCCGCAAGGCACAGGAAGAAGCCAAGAACGCCAACCACGACTTCGCGGATCAGGCCGCAGCGGCTCTCACCCAGAAGAACTGGCGACGGGACACCAAGACCAAGGCCGCATACGAGGAAGGTCTGTTGCCGCAGGCACGTATCCACCTCCGAGCGCAGCGATACGCGGTCAAGATTTTCCTCTCCCACTGGCATACGGTGGCGTTCTACCATCGGTATGGGGAGATGCCGCCGAAGCCCTACGTGTTGGAACATCTGGGCCACGCGCACATGATTCAGGTACCTCTGTGGCCTTTTGGTGATGTGAAAAAGAAGTAACCGGGAGTTTCGACCGTATCGAGTGGGTTGAGTGAGCCAACTAGCGAGATCGTATCGAGACGACTGAGTGAGCCGTAGACCGGAAGAGTACCGGGAGGAGATGAGAGTGAGCCAGCCAGATCGAGCGTATCGATGGCGTTGAGCGAGTCAATGGCCATGAGAGCACCGGAACGAACGAACGAGCCACCCACCGAAAACGTATCGTGATCCGTGAGCGAGCCGCTGAGGTTAAGAGTGCCATGATAGCGGAGTGAGTTTCCAACTCGGAGCGTACCGAACCAGATGAACGAGTCGTGAGTAAAGAATCGTACCGGGACATGCGAACGAACCAAGGAAGATGAGGGGTTACGGGAACCAAGGACAGCGAGAGCGTCCTATACGAGGAGTGAACCCGCCTTGAGGAGAGTGCCGGGATGAACGAGTGAACCTCACACGAAGAGGGTGCCGTGGGTTGTGAGTGAGTTTATTTACCAGAACGTACCGTGATTCCTGCACGAACCGAAGTACCAGAAAGTATCTCGGATTGCGAGTGATCCTCCGCAGAAGAACGTGTCGTAAATGGCGAGTGAGCCGAAGAATCGAGTGTACCAACTGGGCAGCGAACCGGAGATCTCGATAGTCTCAAGTCACTGGTGTGAGTCGTTAGCAGTGAGAGCGTACCGTATTGAGGGAACGAACCACGTTAACTGAGCGCAACGTATTGTTGGAGTGAGCCGTGTTACATGCAGGCACCGAATGAGTGGAGCGAACCATCCCGCCTGAGATGTACCGACCCCGCCGAGTGAGCCGACCCACAAGAGGTTATCCTCTCGTATGAGTGAACCCGGAGTAGATCGTCACGAGAGAGTAGAGTGAACCGACCATAGAGATTGTCTCGTAGACATGGAGTGAGCCAGACCGGTGAGTGAACCGGATGCAGGGAGCGAGCCGAAACACAAGCTAAGTACCGAGATGTCGAAGCGAGCCCACGAAAGGGATAGAACCGATAGATGAGAGCGAGTCACGTATTTGGAACGTGCCGTACCTGATGAACGAGTCGTATACTCCGTGTGTACCGCAGATGACGAACGAACCAACTACGAGGATAGCATCGCAGCACTAGAGTGAGCCGACTCTTGAAGAACGTCTCGTGATGACTGCGCGAGTCCTATGACTAAGAGGGTATCGAGACTGGTGAGCGAGCCGTGTCAAAGAAGAGCACCGAGGGTCGGGAGTGAGTCACTGTCAACGAAGGTATCGAAGGTAGGGAGCGAATCTACGTCAAGGTGAGTACCGTGCTCTCTGAATGAGTCACAGAGCCAGACAGTACCGAGCACCATGAACGAGTCGCGTGAGGAGAGGGTGCCGATTGTCGGACGAACCGGGATCAAGAACAGTATCGATGTGATTGAGTGAGCCACATCCAGTGGAGCGTACCATCTGGTGGGAGCGAGTCACCGCCAACGTGAGTATCGAGGGACGAGAACGAGTCAGGTTATCAGAGGGCATCGAGAAGCGAGAACGAGCCAACAAGCGACGAACGTATCGTGGGATGCGAGTGAGCCGCGTTGTAAGACTGTATCGAGTGTCCTGAGCGAGCCCGTATCTCAGAGGGGATCGGACTTCGGGTGCGAGTCGAGAAGGCAGAAGCGTACCGTTAGATGTGGAACGAACCTAGAAGGTGGAGCGCACCGTTGAATGGAGAGTGAGCCTGTAGTGGAGAGTGTTCCGAGTGTGGGTAGCGAACCGAGAGGGGTCGTCTGCACCGTGAGATGAAGAGTGGTGGAACCACGAATGATGAACGTCTTGTAGTGTCCGAGTGAAACCAGCGGTCTTGAGGTGTTCCGAAGGATGAGAGTGAATCCAGAAGCAAGTGTGGCACCGAGTAAGGTGAGTGAGTCGAAATCCACGAGAGAACCGCTTGCCAAGAGCGAGCCGCGCATCATGCGAGTACCATAGCTGCATAGCGAGCCGTACACAGGGAGAGAACCGCTGGCTCGTAGCGAACCGTGACGAGTGATCCAAGAGAACGAGGAGAGTCACGAACGGCCTGAGTGAGTCGGTCCCCTTGAGAGTATCGTCTTCTTCGAATGAACCGTTCCACGAGAACGTACCGTGTTCAGGCAGTGAGTCGAGTAATACGAGGGTACCGCTGAGTGTGAACGAGCCGCAGTTCTCAGAGAGTCCCGATAGAATGGCGCGAACCATCTCCTGCGAATGTTTCCATCCATGAGAGTGAGTTTGTCAGGAAAGGCCGGGAGTAGATTCCGGCCTTTTCCTTTGTTGACCCTTGAAAATTTGTTTGCAATTGAGTGCAAAGATCCGTACACTGGTCACCATTCAGAACCTGCCAGACTCCTCCTTTGTCAAGGAACGGTATGCTGAAACTGCTTGACGGTGGCACCACCAAACCCGAGCGGCCCGAGTCGAAGATCACGTTCATTCAGAAAGTCATCAAGAATGAAACGTGGTTGGTCATGGCACACTCGGCGGTTGAATTAGAAGACGAGTGGTCCAGCCTGTACTTCTCGGTGGGGCAGCAGAACAATCTGTTCCTGATGCCGCCGTTCGAACCGAACATCCTCCTCAATTTGGTCCAGACCAACAACATCCTCAACCAGTGCATCGAAGCGATGGAAGTGAACATCGATGGTACCGGGCATGAGTTTGTCCCGGTGGATGAGGATAAAGATATCGACAAGGAAGAAGAGAAGATCGCCAAAGCCTTTTTCGATGAGCCTTATCCTAATGTCTCCATGACGTCTATCCGTCGTCGCCTCCGGCGTCAGATGGAGTCGGTGGGGTATGGGTTCGTGGAAGTCCTTCGGAACATCAAAGGTGACGTGGTGGGTCTGCGGAGCGTGGAGACGGCGCACATCCGGATGGTGAAGTTGGATATGCCCATCCAAGTGAAGAAGAAGATTGAGCGGGATGGCAAGGAAGTTGAGTTGACGTTGTGGGAGCGAGAGCGACGATTCGCCCAGACGGTGGCCCTGAAGCAGCAAGTGTACTACCGGGAGTTTGGCACGTCGCGAGAAGTGAACCGAGATACCGGGGATTGGGAGTCAGATGACCTGAAAGTACCCCCGGAGAAGCGAGGGTCCGAGCTACTAATCTTCGGCATCAATCCGGATGTGACTACCCCGTACTTCTTGCCCCGGTGGATCAATCAGTTACCGTCCGTGGTGGGCTCCCGAGCCGCTGAGGAACAGAACCTGCAATTCTTGGATGCCGGTGGACTGCCACCCGCGATTGTGTTCATTCAAGGTGGCACGCTGATCAAGGACACGAGCGACCAGTTACGGATGTATCTCTCCGGCCTGAACAAGAACAAGAACCGTGCAGTAGTCGTTGAAGTCCAATCATCCAGTGGTTCACTTGATGCCGCAGGCAAGGTGGACGTCAAGGTCGAACGGTTTGGTTCGGCCCAGTCGCAAGATGCGATGTTCACCCAGTACGATGAATCGACGGAGGAGCACGTCCGGATCGGGTTTCGTCTGCCGCCCCTGTTTCTCGGCAAGGCCGTTGATTATAACTTTGCCACAGCCCAGACCAGTTATATGGTGGCCGAGGCTCAGGTGTTTCTTCCCGAGCGCACTGAATTTGATGAGGTGATGAACAAGACCATCATCAAAGAACTGAAACTCAAGACGCTCAAGTACAAGTCGAAGCCGATCACCCTGAAGGATGTGACGACCCAGTTGAAGGGCCTTGAGCTATCGATGACGGTCGCGACTCGTGAGAGTTTCCTGAAGGAAATGAACACGGTGGGCAACATGGCCTTGGAGATGGCGGAAGTCCCGGCACAGGGTGTGGGACCGGGCAACGTGCCGCTGAAGAATACGCCTACGGCTGACGAGATGGACTCAGGGAAGCTCCCAGCGGCCATGGCCGAAGTGAAGCCGGGGGTGAAGCCCGAGCCGCCCCCAGAGCCGGAGAAAGAGGAGACGCATGTGGTCCTCAAGCCGGGAGACGAGATGCATCCCAAGCCCAAACCGGGGCAGACCATCAAGGCCAAGCCACGAGAGCGCAAGGCCGCGTCCGAGTTGCTGACACTGGTGCAGGACTACGCCGCGTATCAGGGCCTCTTGCCGTCCTTAGCCATCAAGCAGGAACTGACGGCTGAGCGGGCCGCAGAGATCAACCAAGAGATTGAGACGCTGCACCCCGATGATGCCCGAGCGTTCAACAGCCTGTTAGCGATCCATATGTTCGGTTCCGATGACGCGGACTTGTCCACGATCATTGCAGCGACACGACCATGATCTACGGTATTGGGGCAATTGTTGGTCTTGTTTTGTTGTTGTGGTGGGCGCTGTGGGAAATTCGGGAGAAGAACAAATGAATGAACTGTACCTCTACTTCACCCCCAAGAACGTCAATGCCCAGCTACGGCTGGATGATGGCCTGACGGTCATTGGTTACGGCCCTGTCGGAGCCCACGGACGTCCGAACGGCTATCACTTCCAGATCCCCCCGAATAGCCCCACCCAAGGCGGGCTGTTGGTCGTAGAGGCCCATGAGAAGGGCTACCAGCCACTAGAGCAGCGGGGTTTGGTGGTGGCGAATCCAAACGGCGAAGCCACGTTCCAAGCGGATGACTTCCGTCTGGTGGAGTCTACGTCCACACCCCCCAAGGGTGAACTGGACGAAGGCAAACAGGAACCCACCAAACCCCCACCCGTGGGCTAATGGCGAAGACGATAGACCTTCGGACTTATCTGCTGTTGGAGCGGGCCTTTGCCCGTCGTCTCCAACGGTCATGGCAGCAGCAGTCTGCCCCGCTGTACGCCAAGATTACCCAAGCCTGTCTCGATCACAACTGGAATGAAGCTCGCCGTCTGGTGCCCGATCTCGACATGACCGAGGTGGGCACCGAGAACCGTGAGTGGATTCAGTACATGCTCCTCTCGTGTGCGGTGTTTGGTGCCAGCACGGTCAAGAAGGGGAAGCCGAGTTTCGTTGGTATTGGTACGTTCGATACTTTCCTGAAGCAAGTTACGAACAATATGCTCCAATACTTGGAGCTATCGGCTACGGCACAGGTGCAGGCCGAAGCTTTGCAATTGATTGCAGAAGACGAAGCGAAGACCAAGGCCCTAAAGTTTGATCCTAGTCAACTTCGTGATGAGAAAGGTCGCTGGTCACAGACAGGAACTGCTGCATTTAAGGCGTGGTTTGGTAATTCGAAGGTGGTGGATGAGCAAGGACGTCCGGAAGTGGTGTATCACGGCACCGTGACGAGGGAAGATTTTGAAGCGTTTGAAGAATCTCCACGGAAAGACGGGATCTATTTTGCGGACAAGGCTGTGGTTGGGGATTATATGTCTGGGCGTCGTGATGAGCGGCCCAGAGCTATTCCTGTTTTCCTCAAGATGGAGAACCCGCTGATTGTGGATTCAGAAGACCCAGAAATTAGGAGAGGCATCAAAGAAAAAGAAAAAGGGATGCCTATTCATGTCGATCAAGTGCGGGGATGGGCTATCCGACTCGCCCGGGCGAAGGGCCATGATGGGGTGATTTTCCGAAATTTCTCAGACGAGAAATACTATACTCCCTTCCCGTGGGAGGGAAACATCTATGTGGTCTTCGATCCAAAGCAGATCAAATCAGCCATCGGTAATCGAGGGACGTTTGATCCGAACGATCCACGTATCACGAAGTGGGAAGAAGCCAAGCATCCCCGTGACAAGGAAGGGCAGTTCGCATCCAGTGGAGAGATCAAGCGACGAATCGAGAGCAACCTCACTGAACTGAAGCTGGAAGGAGGAGGTGGCCCTGAACGTGCCAAGTGGGTCAAGCTCAATGACACCCTCATGGAGGTGACCGATCTCTACATGGACGCCAAAGAGGAGCACCGCAAGTATATCGAAGGCTTTGATAAGCAGCTATTGGATCTCGCGGACACGGGCGCGGATATGGACGCCATGGCCGCACTGGAAACCAAGCTGTATACCTCTCCGGAATACTATGTCTCTCTCGACAAGCGCACAGCCGCCGCGAAGGCCATGAATCAGGCGGAAATCGACCTGAAGGCCCAGCAACCAGCGATGGCGAAGGAAGTGGTGACGAACCTCGCCACACAGGTGGCCAAGCACCTGAAGATTGATCCGTCGATTATCGATGTGGTGTATAAGGACGCAGAAGAATTTATTGTAGGGGAGAAACGCTTCACCGAGGCGGGTCATTACACGCCGAGCACGGGACGGATTGAACTAAACGCGGGCAATATCCACTATGGTAATGCACCCGGGGTGAAGGGCATCGTGGCCCATGAGATCTCGCACGCCATTTATCACACGTTGAAAAAAGAAGCGGATGCGGAGTTTCAACGGTACCTTACCAAAGCGATTGACCCGCACGATAGTGACAAGTATACCGATTGGTTTCATGAACGGTTTGATAAAGGAGCCGCAACGAATTGGATGAGAAAGTTGAAGCCCGAATACTGGGTTGAGATGGTGAGGGAATTCCCGGCGTCTGCGGTCCTCGCTCAGATGTCCGATGGCGAAATCTTCTCCGGCATTTCCGAACGTATGGTGAACGAGAATGGGCATAGCCAGTATGCCAAGTCGTATTGGGCGAAAGAAGCGATTGCGATCAGAGGCAGAGGCACCTACGAGATAGCCATTAACGAAACGATTGCGGAAGTGACGCGGTATATTACCTACCCAAGCTCGTGGCATCTTCCCGATCAAGCGCCCCAGCCGTTGTCTCCGTGGGTGAAGCTGACACAGGCTATGCACTACTGGTACGGGAAGCAACAGCGGGCACGCGCATGATCCCCGAGCCCATCACGATTAACGGGAAGTCGGGAACCGTTGTCTACCTAGACAACAAGTGGCATCCGGTCCCCCCGGAGCAGGCCACGATGGCGCGAGTGCTGTTTGACAACGGTAGTTCGGCCTTTTTTACCGTGTTGTCAGAACCTGTGGTAAAATGGGACGAGCAAAAGCACCCCCGGGACCAAGAGGGTCAGTTTACCCGGGTGGCGATGACCAGCCAGCGGCCTGCCGGAGAGCCGGGACATCAAGCTAACAAAGAAGTTTTCCAGCACATGCGGGAGTTTCACGCCCAACTAGAGGCTCTGCCCGGGGTGTCGCGTGTCTCGGTGAAGCCCGGGGTGGGCGGTTGGGAAGGTGGATCAGAGTCCATGTGGCAGATCTACTACCGAGGGAACGGTGAGGCCCGCAAGCTCGTGGCACGGACGGCTAAGTTGTTCAATCAGGATGCCGTGTTGATTCTGAACAAGTGTGAAGGCGAAGACTGTCAACCAGCGGTCGAGTTGTCATTTGAAGGTGGGGTTACACCAACTACTCGTGAGCATGTCCATCAGACACTGGTGGATAATGGGATCAAGGGCTGGACGTGGATGAAACGGGATGGGAAGACGATTCTTCGAATGGTGTCTGTGCCACAGTGGGGCGGCGAAGCCGAGGCACACCAGCACGCTACGGCAGTTATCAGTAAGAAGCTACGAGACGACGGGCTGTATAACCGTCGAAGAGTGGCAAAAGTGTCAGTATCAGTGATGGAACGCGAGGGAGCGCATAGCTATGACTCAATCATCGGATCTTGAAGAACAGCACCGCAAGGCGTTGCGAGAACATCTCGCACAGGAACGGGCGTCAGGAAAGCCCTTGGACACGTCGTGGACGGATGATTTACCGGACGATCCGTTGCCCGAAGAAGAGGGTGAGACGTCCGTGGTGTTTCTGAAGAAACCCAAGTAAAATTAGGACCATCATGAGCATCAAGGTCACGCGGCAATTGATTGCACAGGTCAAGGCGCTTCTCAAGAAGCGTCAACCGCCGTTTCAGGTGGTGCTCAAGTGGAACCGGAATCAACCCCGTGGCCCCAAGGGTACCCACACAGGTGGCCGGTGGGTGAAGGGGGTGAGTGCAGGAGCAGGTGGCACCAATATTGGAAATTGGGGAATTCGATCTGAGTCACCGGGCATGGAACGTAACATGGGAGAAGCCCGGTATGTGGACATTTTGGATGCTCCGCATGGGGAAGGGTTTGCAAATCAGCCCCGGGCTATCGGGATGCCTCGCGCCGAAGCCTCATTAGCGACCGCAGAGAGACGGGTTTCTTCTCCTTCATCAGCCGACGTCCGGAATCCCACTCCCGAGTTAAAAGAATTGGAAAGTGGCAGTGTCAGTGACGCCAAGAAGTTTGGCGGCACGTCGAACACCACGTTCAAAGTCACGATGGAAGATGGCACGGTCGCCATCTACAAACCAGAAATCGGGGAGAACTGGGGCAGACGTGGTGGAGGAGGCTTCGCCAACAGCGATATCAGTGATTACGTCGTCAACAGGAAATTCCCACTGGCGGGCCGGGAAGCCTTCGCATTTCAGGTCGGGGACCAACTGTTCGGGGCGGATAACCCGGTCCCTGAAACGGTGCTCCGTGAGAACGTCGAAGGTGTAGATATTGGTCAGGTCAGTCCCGATGACGATGATGATGAAGTCATCTGGGATGACGATGAACTACGGGCGATGTACGGTGAATACGAAGACGAAGCCCGAGAAAAGGTGCAAGACGATGCCTTTGAACGGGCTGGCGAGCAAATGGCAGAGAAGTGGAACGAAGACCAGCAGGACCACGCCGATAACATTGGAAAACGGGCTGAGGAATTAGCGGAAATTTGGAATGAGGAAGTCGAAAATTTCCCCGATACCAGTCCCTATGGATCGGACTCGATGCTTCGGGAACACCCCAAGCTTCCGATGGGGTCACAAGTCTCCTTCCAGCGACAAGTGAATGCAGGCGTCCTTGATCCGATTGAGGTGTTGGACGAAGCCGAGGTCAATGTTGACGGGGAGTTGACGTCAGACGAAAGAGCCAAAGTTCGCGAGATCATTCGTGAGAAGTTGAAAGAAGGCTATCAAGAACTGGGTGAGGTAGACGAGGACAAGGCCAAAGACCATCTCGACCGTGACGACTGGATGGAAGAACACCAAGACACCGAAAACCAGTTGATCCAAAGCGCCATGGACAGCATGGTGAAGTCGTTTGACTCGTGGAAGCAAGACAACGGCTATGAGAGTGGTGGAGGTGGAGGTGGAGGTGGCCCGAGGAATCCCGAGGCTCCTCATCCCCACGGCGGTTCGCTTCAGCACTGGAAGACGGGCCACAGAAACGGCAGGCTCAGTGACGAAGACGGGGCGAGAGCCGCTGTCTTGGATTATGCCCTTGGTACGATGGATCGTCACGGCAATAACATCCTGTTCGATGGTCATGATCGCGTGATCATGATTGACAACGGCTATAGCATGCCCGCGTCAGCTACGCCAGATGGGTTTACCTTCCGGTCAGAGCTTGTGCAAGAGTGGCGAAGTGACGGTAAAATCACGGATGAGCAGCGCACGAACATCAGTGTAGCCTTGGAGAAGACCGACTGGAAGGCCCTGATGGATCGGCACCCGGGGATGAATCGCTCCGAGCGTGAGGCGTTCTTAGGGCGTATCAATAACTTGAAAGAGGCCATGAAGACGTCTGAGGGATTACGGACTCTATGGGCTCAGCAGAGTCTCATGTATTGACAAATTGCCACTTTCATGGTAAACTATTGACGAGGTAAAGTGTTATGCATGCGGAATTGTGGGATTCCATCCCTGATACGGAACGAGTGGTGGCTGAGATCCGAGTGGTCAATGGACAGGTGGACGTGAAAGAACGAGAGCCCCTGTCTCCCCGTCTCAAGAAGGACATTGACTTCATGTGGCGACACTCGACACCCGCGACGTTCTTCCGGACGTTGAAGCTGGAATTCCGTGGCTATATGTGGATCAAGTTGGTCAAGGACTGACCGTGTACGGAGCTATCCTCCGCTCATCTGTGCAATCAATTGCCAAGTGGGATTGGACGAAGCACCCCCGTGGAAAGGGGGGCAAATTCACCGAGAAAGCCTCTGTCACGGTCAACGGTCGTGACATTGAGGTGGTTAAGCCCAGACGAGCCGCCCTGTCCGGAGAGAAGCTGGTATCGATTGATACCGCCGCGTTTGATACCGCCTTCCAACGAGAGACAGGGTTCTATCTCAGTGAGGGTGGAGGCCCGAACGCCATCCATGATCGGTATACCCGCTTCGGAGACTTCATCGCGGAGCACGATTCGATTGAGTCTTCCGAAGTCACGATCAATGCGAACGGCAAAGTCGGCTTTACCAACGGACGGCATCGGTATGCGTGGCTTCGTGACCACGGAGTTGCCAATATTCCTGTCTCGATGGACGAAGAGTCTATTGCACATGCCAAGAGACATGGCTATCTGTCTACGGTCAAGCACGCATGGGATGAGTCTCAGCACCCCCGAGATGCCGAGGGACAGTTCACAGGAGGAGGAAGAGGGCTAACCGCCGATGAGCAGGTCACGCTGCAAACATGGCAACATCATCATTCCAATATGCAACCGGAACACCGGGAAGCTATGCGTCCCATCTTGGATCAAACAGGCCCGGGTGGAGCCTTAGCACATCTTCGGCCCCCTACGGGAACGGTGCTCTATCGGGGCACCAATCGGGACACAGTGGGAGATGGTCCAGCGTCGTTTTCTACGAATCCGGAGTACGTGTCCCTGTTCGGGGAAAATGTCTTCAAGATTGTGTTGTATGAAGAAGATAAAGCCCTCGCCTTGAAACCGACCGGGTTAGTGACGGGTGTAGACGAAGGCGAAGTGATTGTACAGGTGAATGCCCGTATTCGCTCTCGGGCGAAAATGGTGGCCCAGAAACAAGAGCACGAGTACGGCAATACCCAGATTGCGATTTCACCACATAGTTCTGCCGCTGCTACCCTCAATGCCGCCCGGGCTGAGATCGCAGACAATGATTTGATGGCCGCAGGCAAGGACGTGGACCCCAACCATATTACTGTGCGGTATGGCCTGTTGAATGACGATCTCGATGCTCTCCGGTCGTTCCTTGCGGCTCAGACATCGTTCGAAGCCTACATTGGGCCTGTGGAACTGTTCCCCGTTAGCGAGCACAGTGACGGAGCCGTGCCCGTGGTCGCGCAGATTATTAGTCCAGACCTGAGAGCTATCGAAGCGGAGATCGGCAAGCACGCCGACTTCAAGGAGAAGTCCTTCCCGGTTTACAAACCACACTGCACACTGGCGTACTGTAAACCGGAGGCCGCAGAGAAGTATCACGACCTGTTTCTGCATGGATCGTTTGTGGTGCAAGGCATCACCATCAGTCATCAATCTGGGGTGAAAGAAACCATTCCCTTCGGGATGGCTCAGAAGAAACAGTGGGATGAGGGGAAGCGTCGGCGGCAACCGTCTGGCACGTCTCACGGTGGTGAGTTTGCGACCACTCTCTTTGCTCCGAGTGATGCCGTCAAATCGGTGCTCAATGGGGAGAAGGTCAACATCGCCCGTGAGGATGTCCGTGCTTTCCTAGATGAAGCACGGAAGGTGCCGGAAGGTCTGGATCCCCCGAACCTCACGCATGTGCATGTGGAGGGGATGCGGATCTTCGGTGGTGAAGGACTTGGCATTGCCCGGGATGAAATGCCACAGATTCCCCGGAAGCATCGAGCCCAGTTCCTCCAAGAGATGGAGGAGGCAGGCGTCAAGATTGTGGAAGAGTCGGTGGACCCTCTCACGCTGAAGCCCACCCAGAAAGAAGTGTCCGCGAAGCAAGTGGGGGAGATGCTGGATCGGTTTGATCGGGGAGAGGATGACCGAGGGTTTCCACCGCTTCTTGTGTCCGATGAAGACCGTGTGCTGGACGGGCATCACCACTGGGGGACGATGGCGGCATTTGCCGTGGACGTCCCCGAAGCGACGGTGCCGATCTACCGGTTGATGATTGGAACGGAAGAAGCTCTTGCCTATATGCATGCCTACGACAAGAAGTATGGCATCGTGCGGAAGGCGATGGGGCAGAAGTGGGACGCAAGCAAGCATCCCCGAGATGAACAGGGTCAGTTCAGTGAATCGTTCCACGGCACCACTACGACCACGATTGAAAGCATCAAAGCGCACGGGTTACTAGCTTCAAAAAATGTGGATGTGCGTGGGGACCGCCCGAAGTCTATCTTTGTCACGACCAGTGAACGTCGTGCCCACTACTACGGCCTGTATCACGGGGCTGAGAAAATTACGGTTGGGCCAAGTCGGGGATTCTACGAAGGCAGCTATGCCATTGTCAAAGTCGAGATTCCAGTTGAGCATTGGGACAAGTATGCGCTGGAAGACGAAGAAGATGATGAGGGGTCGTACCGATTTGAACAAGATATTCCTGTGGAGTGGATTAAGTCCATTGCAACCGTAGGAAAAGAAGGAGCGATCAAGAAGATTGAACACTTCGACGGGAAGGGGTGGAGCACCGTCTACGAGAGCAAGACGGCCAAGAGTGACGTGCGAGTGGTCTATGTGCCCGTGCAATTAACTGCACAAAAATGGGACGAAAGCCAACACCCCCGGGATGACGACGGACAGTTTGCGAAAGCCGCTATTCAACGGGGACAAGCCCATACGGTGTCTGAAGACGAATTCCTGAAGTATCACAACACCGGGTACATCGAATCGAACGCCTACGAGCGGTATGAAGCTGGGGAACTGGACTTCATTCACCGTGAAGATTTCCAGACACTGCTTGAGACTCGTGAGGTGAATGGTCAGACGGTCGAGATCCGATTGCAAGCTGAACCGAGAGTTTACAACAAGCGAACAGTAGCCGCTTCGGACGCAGAACGAGAACGTCTCTACGAAGAGTATGAACAGGAAGCCAAGAGACTCGGCACCTCTCCGATGATGGCCGGGATTGATTTGGGCCGGGACTCGGAAGCCTACGAGGCCCTGAATGTCTTTGCACAGCGTTGGTTGAATAGTGGTGAAGAGTGGGTCCGTGATGCCCACGGGAATCTGGTGCCCTTGACTCCGGAGGAGGTGCAAGCCCAAGGCTTACCTACGGTGAGTTATACCGTAGGTGCATTTGTGGGGGACAAGGCAATTGGGTATGCGGATGATGAATTTGGGGCCTCCGGAGTGTATCTCGCTCGGGCGTATCAACGCCACGGAATTGGACTCACCTTATTCAAGACCTATCTTGAAAAGAGCGGGAAGCTGGCGAAGGGCACCCAGATAGGTCAGATGACGCCCGCTGGACAAGCGTTAGTACGTGCCCTGCATCGGCAACTGGTGAAAGAAGCGAAGAAATGGGATGAGGCTAAACATCCACGAAATGAAGAAGGTCAATTTGCGGCGAATCGTTTGGCGCAGTTGAAAAAAATTCTTCCAACAACAACTAATCCACGAGAAACATCGTTTTTATTGCCTGATGGGACTCGTTTGCGAGCCGTGAGTGAAGCCGGAGAATATCAGCCTCATGAGAGAGCTATTGGGCGTGCTGGATTTACGATGACTGGCTTGTTAAGTTTGGGTGTAGCGCGGGTGGTGCCACACGTTGGTATAGAAATTGGTAAACCGCTGACTCAAACACAGGCACAAATGCTTGCGGATGATTGGATTGAGTATCAGGATTCTATCGTTGTGGAAGCGGTAGATATTACGGCACAGGATCGTGAAATTATTGTATCGAAAGAATTTCACGAGCCAAATGAAGGATTGTTATACGCTTTTAGCAAACATGCTTTTCAACGGGTGAAGAAAGCTGATCCGACAGGGCGCTATGTTACTCCCTTCGTGTCCTTCGACAAGCAAGGGGATGAGCAGCTACGCATGATTGCCAGTCTGAATTCCAGTCGGCTGGCCACATGGGGGTTTACCGCTGAGGCCGAAGTGTTAGGCATGGCCCGCTACAAGCTCACAGCGGTCCTTGATGGACGGACCAGCAAGTTTTGTCGGTTGGTGGACGGGAAGATCTTTAGCGTGCCGGATGCTCGCCGGAAGGTCATCGAAGTGTTGAACGTCCAGAATCCTGAAGACTTACGGGTGGTGCAACCGTGGCCGAAACAAACCAAGCAAGCACTGGCCGAATTTGCGGCGATGACCCCAGCCGAGTTGACGGAGAGGGGCCTGCACATTCCACCCTACCATCCTCACTGTCGGACGATCTGTCGAGCCATCCAGACGAGCATTGGCGAAGTCAAGGAGACGGTGCCTACGATCCCAGCGGGCACGGAAGCCTTTCAGCCGGTGACTCAAGCGGACCTGAAGGAACTGGGTGTTGAGGCGACACAGGAACAAGTCGATCTGTGGAATGCCCATATCGGCATGACCCCTGTGGAGTTGCTGTCCAAACTCTCCAACATGCCTCCTCGCGAAGTCATGACCAAGGGGAAGGGGGTGGGCTCCAATCCCATCACGTTTGACGCAGGGACGATTGGCTTCAATGTCCGTGGCGCGGACCCCCGGGGGGTGGAATTCAAGCTGGGAGCCATTCTGGACCCTTTTACGGGCATCTACTACCTGTCACAGGCGCAATTGATTGCAGGGACACCGAAGGCCGAGCTTGCGTTCATGAAGAACCTGTTCTCGTCCCTGATCGAGATGGGCATTAAGTCCTCAGCGACGTCCATTGCGGTAGGGGTGGCAGGCAATGCTCCCTACTATGCCCGGTTGGGATTCCTCCCCGATGAACTGGAATGGGATGGCCTCCGGAAGTTTGCCTTGACGGAAATCGAAGGTTCGTTGATTGACGTCATGGCGTCTTTTGCTCCGGAAGATCGTCTATTGATCATCCATCTTCTTCAAGACAAGTCGGTGGGGGCGCTTTCGGCTCTGGTGGAATTACCCTTCAGATACAAGGGGAAGACCATCGGTGAATGGCTGTTTGGAGAAACGACAGGCACATGGGCACTGGACCTATTGGATGAGATGATGGTGGCGCAAGCGAAAGCGTATCTGTCATGAAGATTATTCCCAAGCCCTTTGTCCACACTCATCGTCAGGATATCCCACCGATTGCGGCACTGACCGCGAATCCCACGGTGCTGAATGCGATAGCCTATCAACATCTGGTGACCGAGCACAACGTGGATCCGGATCGCGCCCAGCAACTTCTTGCACCCCCCAGAAAATAGTTGTTGCATTCTGTATAGTCCTGTAAAATACCTGCATCTTCTGTGCAATCAATTGCACGAGTGAGGGAGTCGGTATGCCGTTGCATTTTACAGGACTGGTGTCACGCTACAATCTTCGCCATCCTGACGAAGAATCTCCCTCCCCTCCGGTCTATGACCACGTTCTGAAGTACAACCCTCACCACGATCCTCAAACCGGTCGCTTCTCGGCTGGCTCTGGCGGCATGAACATGCGCCGAGGTGGCACCGAAGGATCACCGACTGAGGATGCGTTCGGGCATCCCCTCAAACCCAGACGTGGCCCCAGTTCTCCTTACAAACCAGCGGTGAATCCTGCGGCGATTAGTCTGAGTAACGCGGGACGACGGGCATCGGCTCAAGCCGTGTTTCAGTCGTCTGCAAAAACTCCGTTGAATCGAGCTATTAGCAAGGTACCGTTGAAGCAACGGGCTGAAGCGGCCAGACAGTTCGTCAAACAGCAACGAAGGACAGAATTCAAAGCTCTCGGCAAACGATCCTAAGCTCATGCCCCTCACTACAGGACTCACGAGTCTGACGGCGGCGAAAGGCGAAGGCCATATCCATTCGGATAAATGGCACCGCTGTATTCAGCACGTCAAGGCGAAGGGTGGGGGTTACGATCCGTATGCCGTGTGTACCTTCAGCATCGGCTACAACGAGTCCATCAACAAGGAACATCAGACCCCCGGCCCTCACTCCTCACGAGACACCCGCCGTTTCAAGAGACGCAAGGAACGCCAAGAGAAAGAACAGAAGATCGATTTTGCGGCGGTTCTCAAATACAACAAGTGCCATGATACGGGTTCAGGCCATACGGGACATTTTGCGTCGAATTGTGGGAGTGGCGGGAGTGGGAGTGGCAAGGCGCTCAGTGGTAAAGAACGTGACTTAGCGATGGATGCCGCCCGTAAGAAGCGGAGTGGAAAAGGAGTGGCCCTTTCTACGAGCTTGTCTCCCTCCCAGAAGCAGATGCAGATTGAGCTAGCCCGACAAGCGAAGAAGCCTGTCCACAAGGTCCATAACGCCGAAGAAGCCGTGGCTCTGGTGTTGAAGGGTGAGAACGTTGAGATTCAAGACACCAAGCATGTGCATACCCTCCTCAAGAAGCTCGGGGAGATGGCGATAGAAGCGAAGAAGAACAAGTCAGAAGCGGCCAATTTCGATCCCTGCACCATTACCGTGAAGGGTGTGAGCTTGTTCTGTTCGGAGAAAATCAAGACCAAAGAATTTCCTCACGGCATTCCTCGTATTGAGATGCCGCAGTTCAAGTCCAAGAACCCCGTCCCGGGGAGTGAAGCGGACAAACTCCCACGGAAGCATGGGGAAGTGGATGCGACCCAAGCGTTTCTGGATCACTTAGAAGCGAGTGGAGTCAAGACCGATCCCAATGGCAAGATGCTCGCTCGGAAGCTGAAGGCCAGTCAAGCCGAGATGGAAGGGGCCAAAGTTGCGGGCATGATGTTGAACCCGGAGTTTAACCCCAAGGTATCGAAGATTACGGTGTCCCGAGATGGCTATGTGGTGGACGGACATCATACATGGGCCGCAGCGATTGGCCGCGATGCCGAAGATGGCAATCTCGATAACGACAAAGAGATGGAAGTTGCGGTCATTGATCTTCCCATGTCGGAGATCTATCTCCTGTCGAAGCAGTGGACAAAGACCTTCGGGTTACCCGCCGCAGGAGTGAAGAAGATGGAGTATCATACCGTGTTAAGGAGAACCTATGCCGCAGCCTGAGAAGCCGAAGCCTGATGTGGGTCTGCCGGGAAAGCCGGGGGATCGTCCGGATGCTGGACGCCCCGGTAAGCCGGGTGAACAGCCTCATCCCGAGCAACCAATTGCACCAACGCCTCCTCCGACGCCGACCCCGCTCCCAGCGGAGCAGCCGCCACCTCCGACGCCCGCGTAAGAGGGAACCATGCTGGTCCTGAAGTCCGATGAACAACAGATCGTCTCGGTGGCACCCGGATACTGGGTGTCATCAGACGGTTGTGTGTGGTCTACACGTCCACTGAACGGGCGAGGACCACTGTTGTCTTGGGACCAGCGTAGAGAGTTGAAACAAACTGTGCAGCCACAGAACCACTATCGAACAGTTGTTATTGATAGGAAGACTGTGGCTGTTCATGCTTTAGTGTTGACTGCGTTTGTTGGTCCATGCCCACCGGGTAAACAATGTCGTCATTTGGATGGAAACAAAGCTAATAACAAGCTGGATAATTTGGTGTGGGGTACCTGTGTTGAGCAGTCTGAGGATCGTGCTAGGCACGGCACCAAGTTGATAGGATCAAAGATTGGAACAGCTAAGCTAACTGAGGTGCAAGTGTTAGAGGCTCGTAGCCTCACACAAATTATGAGCTATCGGACCCTTGCCAAGAAATTTGGAGTGAGCCGGTCTACTATTGCTCATGCGGTATCTCCAACCGGAAATAACTGGAGGCACCTGTGAAAGAAGAATCAAAACTTGTTATCAAATCAGAGGAATTGCAGATAGTGATGGGGGAAGTTTATGCCCCGAATCGCCCTGATGCACAGGGTGAGTACATGACGGCTGTGGAGATTCGGAAGATGGCCCATCAATTCATTCGCTCCGGTAAGATGGGGCAGATTGACTTGATGCATGGGAACAAAGTGGTGAAGGGAGCGAGTGTTGTTGAATCCTTTGTCGCTGAAGACGATGATACGCGCTTCCTTCCCAGTTCATGGGTGATTGGCGTCCATATCCCTGACACGGGCCTGTGGGAGTCCATTAAGAAGGGTGATATCAACGGGTTCAGTATGGAAGCTCTGGTCACCCGTCATGATATGGAAGTCGAGGTAGAGATACCTCCGGTTGTGACCGGGATGACCAGTAAGTCCGAAGATCATCAGCACAAATTCTTCGTCACGTATGATGCGCTTGGGCAATTCAAGGGTGGCATCACCGATACCATAAATGGGCATTTTCATTCCATCGTGGCAGGCACTCATACCCAAGATGCGGCAGGCCATCGGCACCGCTTTTCCTCTGTCGATAACGTCCGCATTGTGAGTTAAAATCATGGCACGAATGAAGTTGAAGCAGTTGCGTGATGCCGACGTTCGGTATATCTCGCTGGTGGATCGAGCCGCCACCCGCATTCCCTTCCGAGTACTGAAGCGTGACAAGGAGAGTAAGATGGGCATTGATCTGACGAAGGTGTTCAAGTCGGATGGCACCGGGAAACCGTATGTTTCGGCCTTGGTGGTCTTTGCCCAGAAAGATGACGCGGCTGGGACGCAGATTCATGACGCGATCAAGGCACACGGTTTCACTACGGAGCGCGTCCAGAAGTCCGACGAAGGTGAAACGCTCGTGTTCGCACAAGCCGCCCAGTCTGGGGAGACTCAGATCGTGCGTCTGAGTGACCAGTTGCTGGTCAACGTGTCTGGCCTGAAGATGCCAGCGGGCTGGATGGGCGAGATGATCGAGAAGCAGGGCTTCTTCCCTGATCTCAACCTTGCGACCGAGGCGTTGTACGAACAGGTCACCATGGTGTCCAAGTCGGAGACGCCACAGGAAGATGCCTCAGCGGTGCTGGGCAGTTACGCCGCGTATCTGGACCAGATGATCATTCTCCCTTCGGCATGCTTCAAGCTGGACGAAGTGATTCGAGAGATCGTTCAGAAGTGCTCGTGTGAGGAAGCGGAGAAGGGTGAAGTCAAGCCGGGAGAAACACCCGCTGAGAATCCCGCCGCCAAGTCCATCAAGGAAGAGTCCGAGGCCGACAAGAAGAAGCGCGTCAAGGACCACCCGCCCGCAGAGATGGCCCCGGTTGACGAGGAAGACGACCAGAAGCCGCCTCCGGATGAAACCTACAAGGCTGAAGTGCTGGCCGCATTGACTGGGCTCAAGGACACCATCACGTCACTGAGCACGAAGGTCGAGGCGGTTGCCACGGAGCAAGGTGAGCAGAAGAAAGTGCTTGACGAGGTAGTCAAGAAGGCTGACACTCTCAACGAGACGTTGGAGTCCACGGTGAGTGCGCCCCCTGTGCCCGCAGATCGTCCGCGCACGGATTCACGGATGCGAGTGGATAAGAGGGACGACGATCCACGGACGGGTAACTTCGATACGGCCTTCCTCCGTCGTCGCCGGTAGGAACCGTTTAGTTCTTTCAACAACGTTTTGAACGAGGAGAGAGTCCATGACGAACGAGGAAGTCATTCGGAAAGCGGATCTCGCACTGAGTGATCTGGAAACGGCAGGCAAACTGAATCCGGAGCAGACCGACCGGTTCATTCGGACGCTGATTGACCAGCCCACGCTGCTGGCCGCTGTCCGAACGGTTGCCATGGGCGCTCCCCAGATGAAGATCAACAAGATCGGCTTCGGGTCGCGCATTCTGCATCCCGCAGTAAGTGCCACCCCACTGCCCGATAACCTCCGGTCGAAGCCTGACCTTGGACAGGTGCAGTTGGAAACCAAGGAAGTCATCGCGGAAGTCAACATTCCGTACGATGTGCTGGAAGACAACATCGAGCGGGGCAACATCAACGTGCCGATGCAGACCGGCGCGGGTGGGTTGCATCAGACCATCGTGGACCTGATTGCGGAACGTGCCGCACTCGACTTGGAAGAACTGGCGATTCAGGGCGACACCACGAACGTGGCCGATCCCTATCTGGCCTTGCAGGACGGCTATCTGAAGATGGCGACTGCCAACGTGGTCAGTGTCGGTGGAGCCTTTGACAAGGCAGCGGTGAAGCAGGCTCTCAAGACCATGCCCACCCGCTATCTCCGGAACCGAGCGGCGATGAGCCACTTCGTCTCGATTGACAACGAGACGGAGATCCGCGATCAGTACGGCGCACGGCAGACGGCACTCGGTGATGCCCAGATTCAGGGCATGCTCCCCGTGTACGTCTACGGGTCGAAGGTGACTCCCGTGGCGCTCATGCTGGGCACCAGCGGCCTGTTCACGGATCCGATGAACCTGATCTTCGGCATCCAGCGCAACATCATGATCGAGTACGACAAGGATATCCGCGCCCGGGTGTTCATCATCGTGCTGACCGCTCGTATCGATTTCCAGATCGAGGAAGCGAACGCGGTGGTGAAGTACACGGGCATCACGGGAAGCCGGTAAGCCTTCTGGTTATGTAATTGCATCACGTATCCCGGGAGGTAGCAACGTGGCCGAAGAAAAGAAATCGTTTGAGAAGAAATTCGAAGAGAAGAAAGAGATCGTCGGGGCGGGAACACCGATGACTCCGGAAGAAGTGCAGGAGAACGAGCGGCAGTTGGAGCGGGAACGGAAAGAGCGGGAAGAGAAACAGCAAGTGGAACGGAATGTTCCTCCTGACTCCGAGATGAACCAGCCGCCCACTCCGTCGCATCCGGAAACCGTTCGATCCGCACGCGCAACAGAGCAGGAAAGCGGCGAGTCCAAGGCAAAGCGCGTGGACACGGCTGACGTCGATCCCGCTGGCGAGAAAGCTCCCGCTGGCTGGGGCAAAGCGCCCAAGGTCTTCGTGATGACCAACGTGGATGGCGAAAAGCTCTACGTCACCCTCAAGCAGTGGGCGAAGTACGGTCAGAAGCTCCGTGCGGCTGGCTGGACGACTCCCGAGTTTGCCGAAGGGGATCCCGGGGGCAACGAGGAGATCCCGCAGAATGTGGACTGGGGGAAGGACTCACCCGAAGAGGCGTTGTACAGCCCGAGCGGTTCTGCCGCCACGATGCCGAAGACGAAGCTCGACACCACGCCTCCGAAGAAGTAACAACCGTTCACCACGGAATTACGAGGGGCCAAGTCACGGCCCCTCATTTTTTGCAACTGATTGCACAGCACAAGGAGTGTGACGAATGGCGCTACGCACTGAGAGACAGAAGACTTCGACTGACGAGACGACCGTCTTGGAACTGGCGCTCTACAAGATCTTCACATGGCAAGACCGGAAGTTTGAAGCAGGCAAGCCCTATCGATTCCGCAACGAAGATGCCATCGTGCTGATGGGCGAACGGGATCATGACCGACCCATCTGGAAGCTGTATCGGCCTCCGGTGGTGCGGCAGTCCACCCAGCCGGTCATCGTGGATGCGACCAGCATACAGCCTACACCTCCCATGAACGAATTCGGTGAGCCTGTCACGCCCAAGGAACAGAAGCGCATCGAGATCGGGGATGACAGCGAGATCTCCGACATTCTAGAACAGGCCGGTTCTGAAGGGGACGTCACGGTCTGACATGCGGCAAATGCCTCTGTTTGTCGATCCGCAGGATGTGATTCTGCGGATGCAGTTGGACAAGACGCTGACCGGCATCGAGGATGTGGTGGCGTCAGGGATTGCTGCTGCCCAATTGCATGTCGAACGGATCATTGACGGGCATCTGGCCAGACGGGCACAGAACTGCGGGTACTTCATAGACGCAGAAGCCTTCTCAGGCATCTCCCCGGGCGGTCTGTACCGTCTAGAGGTACCGAGTGGGTTGGTGCGTCAAGACGTGCCACAGGTCATCACAGCGTCTGACGGAGCCATCTACGGTCCCTTCACAGGCTCCTACGCGGCGGTTGACCAGTCGCTGATGAAGATGGACCACAACCGGGGCTACCTCTACGTGGATGCCCAGACGTATGGCAACCATCACGTCAAGCTCCAATGTGTGACCGGCTTCGAAGACGGCACTCGACCCCTTTCGATAGAGGGTCTGGACGTCTGGTCGGACACGGTGCAGTATGAGCCGGGTCAACAGGTGCAGTACAACGACGTCGCCTATACTTGCACGGCTATTCCTCCCGTAGCCGCCTCTCCCCTCCAAGCGACCTACTGGACGCCTGCTATGGTGCCACAGGAACCCCTTCCTGACGCCCTCTACGAAGCCATCATGTCACTGGTCCCGATGGTGTTCAACGCTCAGCAGACCACCAATCGGAGCGATGAAGCCAAGAACCAGTATGTGACCTTGACAGACCACGCCAACCTCCTCCTCCAACCCTACGTCCGCACACAGGGCTTTACCTTCCGGTCGATATGAAGCTCCTGACTGTCTCGGTGCAAGGCCAGCCGGGACTCCTGAAATCCATCGCTGGATTGAAGGACGCTCTCGATACGCGGAAGATCTTGGATGAAGGTGCCGCCGTCATCTACAACCGGATGCGAGCCCGCTTCTTAGTGGAGACGGATCCACTTGGGAACAAATGGCCCCCCAGTCAAGCGGCCCTCCGTCGTGCCCGTAGTGGTCGTGGTGGCGGCACTCTGTTTGATACTGGTAAATTGTTTCGTAGTATTCAGTTGTACGCCGACAGTATCAACACCCGAGCGATTGGTACCAACGTCACGTCACCGACTGGCTTCCCCTATGCGGAGAAACATCAGTTCGGGATTGGGTTCCCACAGCGGCAGTTCTTAGGCTTCGCAGATGAAGATCTGGATATGATGGTGAAGGTGATTCTCCGTCGTGTGGCCGCTGGGCTGAAACAAGGCACGGTGCCATGAGCAAACTCACCGACGTCCTTGAAGAAGCCAGCACGAAATTGCTGCAATTGAATGCACCACCCGTCAACCTCACGGGCAAGGTGGTCGTGGCTTATGACGAGAACGATCTCCTTGACGTGCTGAAGGGTGTGAAATCGTATCCGGCTGTCGGTATCATCTACGAAGGCATGCGCTCCATGTCCGAGCCCGGGCCAACTGCCGTCGTGGGCCTCTCGTGTGAGATCATTCTCGGTTTCGTGTTAGTGGAGCGGGGCGATGAGATTCACCGCACGGGCCAGAAAAAAGTCCGAGCGATAGAATATCTCGATGCGATGCGCTTGCAGTTCATGGGCAAGAAGAGTGACATCACGAAACACTTTTGGCATTTCGTTGTCGAGAGCCCAGCGGCTCTGAGAACCGGTGCCGTGTGCTGGGTACAGAGATGGTCACTACCAGTCCAGCTACCCCATCAACCCCGCTAGTTTCCTGTATCCTTCCTACCAAGAACCGTGCGGCGTACATCCCGCACGCCATCCGGTGCTTTCAGTCACAAACTTACCCGAAGAAAGAATTAATCATCGTAGACAATGGAAACGATGATACGGCCTATCTCATCCCTGCTGATCCGAATATCAAGTATGTCCCGGTTATGGGTGAACATCGTACCGGGGATATGCGGAACCTGTGTGTGCGGCATGCGACGGGAGACGTCATCTGCCACTTCGACTCGGATGACTGGTCCGCGCCTGATCGAGTGACGGATCAGGTTACTCGTCTGGGTACGTTCGGGGTGGTGACTGGTTACCATTCGATGCTGTTCTATGACCAGCGGGATGGGGTGTGTTACTTCTGGCAGTTACGACATGCGTCCGTTCAGTATGTCCTCGGCACTTCCTTGTGTTATCGCCGGGAGTGGTGGCGGCACCATCCGTTCGAATCGCTGCAAATCGGTGAGGATATCCGTTTCTACCGACAAGCTCTCCGAGAAGCCCACCGACTGGTGCCCATCGCGCCCGCCCGACAGTTGATGGTGGCCCGAGTGCATGACCAACAGACGTGCCCGAAGTCATTGGGCGGGACCAGCTACCAACGAATGCCCCCAACAGCCCTCCCCAAAGAATTTCCATGCGCTTTAACCTCATAAGCAACATCGCCAATGGGGTGGGGCTCCAACAGGACTATGAACTACTCCGTCGAGAGCTAGAGAAGCGTGGGCACACGGTCCAAGGCGTCCAGTTCAACGCCAAGCCTTTCCTCATCACGCCTGCGGATGTGAACATCTTTTTGGAGGTGGTCGTTCCTACGGCCTTCTCAGCGGCCAAGCAGCAGTGGGTGGTGCCTCACCCCGAATGGTGGTTTGAAGGGTGGGGAGACTACCAGTGGGATTTGGTACTCGCCAAGACCCATGACTGTTACAACATCTTCGCCCCAAAGTTTGGGCCACGGTGTCGGTATATCGGCTGGCTGGCGAGAGATCTCTACAACCCTGATATTCCCCGGGAGCGACGATACCTCCATGTGGCGGGGAAGTCTCATTTCAAAAACACCACAGCCGTCCGAGAGGGATGCCAGATTGCTGGGGTGCCGTTGACACTGGTAGCTGAGCCTACTCGCGTGACTAACACCCATCTGGCTTTCATGATGAATTCGCACTTCTGTCAGATTATGCCCTCAGCGTATGAAGGCTATGGGCATGTGCTTCATGAAGCCTTGGGGGCAGGACAGATTGTGATTACGACAGATGCGCCTCCGATGAATGAATTGACGCCCACGGTGCTTGTGAGGAGTGAAGGAACACGAAAGCACCATGCGGGCCTCTTACACAGCGTATCGGCACGCGACGTCGCCCGGGCGATTCATGTGGTGATGAAGATGTCCCCGTCTGAGGCCCAGCAATGGTCTGACCGAGCACGGGCTCAGTTCCTCCAAGATGAACAGGACTTCCAATACGCCTTGTATGAGTTACTGAAATGACGCTAATAAAAGGGTGT